CGATAAATCCCGCAAATTGTCGCATGATGCCGGACAGCAGCGGGGCGGTTTGGGAATCAGCGGCAAACCCCTGGACATAGGCCAGGGCCGCGCCGGTCCGCGTGTCAGGGATGCCGCACATACCGGTGATTTCTTCCGGGGTATTAACCCCGCATTCCCGCAGGACAGGAGCGGGACAGAGGACCCGCAGGGCGAAACATTCCGCCTCCAACTCATACAACCGGTTTCCCGCTCCATGCCGTGCCAGCATGGGACAGCTGGGGGAAACGTGGTGCAAGCTGATATGCCCTATTTCATGGGCAACAGTCCAGCGAATTTCATTTTGCGGGGCGTTGTCATTGTAGCAGACAACAAAGGTTTGCGCCGGTTTGCTCCACAGTACGAAGCCGTCTTTGTCATAGTGCGTTTGTAAATGCGCAATATCCTTGTGAATCCATGCCGCAAAATCAGCGTAGCTAAAAAGAATCCAGCCATTTTGAGGGACGATAGCGCAGGGATTGACTGGAAGCGTGGTAATGTCTTGTTTAAGCAAAAAAGACATTGCCAACACATCATAGACAGCCTTTCTTTACATCCCGTCTTTGTTCTCTTTGCTTTCGGCGGCTGAAAATGCGCTGTCAAACAATTCCGCAGCTTCAGCAAGGCCGGACGTATCACCCCCGCGGGCCGCAAAGGGCAATGCGTGCTTTTTGTCGTATGCCGCCCGAAATTCCTTGTATGCGGCTTCATCGTCAAGAATATCCGATAGCATATCTTTTATGCGGTCTTTCAAAAATTCGCGCTGTTCAGGTTTCAGTTTTAGAAATCCCTTCAAGATTACCGTCTCGAAAGCGTCAAGCCCGTATTCGCTGGAAAGCTGGGAAACAATCGTTGAATCGGTTTCAAGAAACATTTCCCCGGTTCCGTTACGGAGCCAGTCTTCCCGGACCCCGTATTTTTCGCAGATTAGAATAATTGTGCGGTCAGTAGCGTTTCTTACTCCGCTTTCAATTTGGCCTAATGAGGATTGACGCAATCCAACTTTTTCACCGAAATCCGTTTGATTTAGGCCGGTTTCCTTTCTAATCGAGCGTATACGTTCGCCTATTGTCAAACCGCAACACCTCCTTATATGTCCATCATATCACAAAAAATATCCCATTGCAATAATTATTTTCAAAAACCCCTTGACATACACAATGCAATGGGATATTATAATAGTGCAAAGGGGCATTTTAATAATGCAAAGGGTTGTAATGCAACCCGCACCACGCTGAAAGGGGGTGAACAGCATGACATACCATACAAAGACAGCAAGACACGCGCCGATGGACCACATCGAAAAGCAGGAAACCGCAAAAAAGATTGCCGCACTCTTGGCGGAGAGTACGGCAACGGTAGATGATATGTTCGATGTTTTCCAACTGGTGCGGGAATATCTGGTTGTAACGCCGAGAATCCCGGAAGGTAAATCATACGGGTTTACCGTTCTCGACCAAACGCGAGACGATGACGGGATAGGGGACAAGTAGCCCGCGCGGCGCTGAATATCGACTAAACCGCAGCGGCGGCGGGGTTCCGGCCCCGCCCGCCCACGGGGGCCGGAAAGGGGGTGAAGCTTTTGTTTTGGCATTGGCTGAAAGAAAACCACCCCATAGCGTATGAGGTGGTTTGGTGGATTGTAGACCTGATAAGCGTTGCAGCAATCATTATATCTATTATTGCCATAGCGACACGATAGAAGCAACCGGAAGGGGAGTGAACAGTTTGGACGAAAAAAGGAACGCCGCGCCGGGGAGCCAGCCCGACACGGCGCAGGATGAACGAAACAGCCATTTTTCTGAAACAGAAGGGAAAGTTGCGGAATCCATTGCCCAATATATGCAGCGTTACCCATTCAAGAAAGCGCATGAACTGTATGAATCCGTCATATTGACGATGCAATTTTTGAATGAGGTAAAGGCCGCAGGAATCAAGGAAGAAAGGGCGTGGGAGGTTCTAACGCTTTCGGCGGCGATAGATTGCCATAATAGGGGTTAAGGGTTCACGACAACGCCCCATATCAATGAATCATTCTTTGCTAATTTGATTTGTTGCGATTTCTCTAACTGTTCAAGGCCCCATTCGAGGGATTCTTTACTCCACCCGTAGGATTGCATTTCAAGAAAGATTTCGTCAAACGGAATCACAAAGCCCACGTCTTTGAACAGTTTGAACGGAAGTTTTCGTATAGTTGCCAACAAAAATTGAGTATCCACAGCTTCACCCCCTTTCCGCCTTTGATTATAGCACGAGCGGGAGCGGGTGAAAAGACAGAAACGGCGCGGCGGGGTTCCGGCCCCGCCGCCAGCAGGGGCCGGGAAAGGGGAGAACAAGGATGCGATATATTGACCTTAAATCAGGTATTCACAGCGCGGCAGAACACTATGACACGGTAAGGGAGCTTTTGAAACAGGGGTATACCTTCACAATGAATACATTTGGAAATCCAACATTCCATCATTTTGAGGACAAAACGAAAGAAGATATTTGCATTCTTTCGGGAATTGTTGATGATAGCGGCTATTTCAGAATCTAATATCAACTTGCCAGGGGGCAAAACGTCGATGCGGCGACGGTAAACAGGGCATTAGGCCGCAAGCGTGGGCGGGAAATCCGCCCGGTTGCCGGAAAGGGGGTGCAGAAAGTGAGCGTATGCAAAGGGTGCGGCGCTCCTATCGACTGGATACGGACCACAGAGGGGCGCAACATGCCGGTTGACCCGGAGCCGGTTTTCATCATTGAGGGCGGCGGAGCGGGACCCCGCCGCCCGTGTGAAAGGAAGTGTAACAGGATGGAAGCGCAGGTTATGACAAGCAAGATGCAGGAACGCAAGGCGGAAGCGGCGGAATTTCTGATTGATGCCCGCAGATTGCCGCCTGAATTGCGGTGGAAGATTCAAGGAATGGTTGAGCTTTTCGACTTCCTGAATACGGACGCGGCAAAAGCGCAGATGCAGGGCAACAGCACGGCGGGGTAAATCCCCGCCGTGCAGAAAGGGGGCTTATATATGGCTGAATTTATACAGGTAGGTTTTACCGCCACGCGGGACCCCGGAACGGGCGAATTTCTGCCCGCCGTGCCGCTGTTCATAGAAAAGACAGCAAGCGCGGAACAGGGACAGGCGGCGCTTGTGCAGGATTTGGGCAAGCTGTTTGCCCACAGGATGCGGCAATACATAGAGGGCGGCGGGCTTATCGGGGACGCAGCAGCAGAGGAACGCCGCAGGAAAGCGGGTGCGGCAGAATGAAAGGGTACAAAGCGGGGCCGCGCTTGACCCTGAAAACGGCGCGGGAATTGGCCCTTAAAGTGACCGGGACGGCAAAGGGGCTTGCGAAAGACAAGACCCTTGCGATTGACCTTTACGAAATGCGGTTAGGTGAACTTTCCGTAAAAATCCGGTATGACTGGTACGGCAGCGGGTGCATTTCGGTTTCCGTTGACAACAATTCCGGGCGGGCGCTCTATATGCTGTTCAACCCTGAAACACTGGAACAGGATTTCGAGGCGGAGGAACGCCAGCGGACACGGGACAGGCGGGAAAGCCTGAAGGAATGGGTGGAATCCCGCGGGCCGGATGCCTGCAAAGCGGATATTGACCGGATTTGGAATCAGCAGTAAACGAGCGGGGGCCGGATATGACGCTTTTTATACTTGATGCCTTTCAAAAGGCATTCGGCGGAACGCCCGATGAAAAGACCGTGACCGCCTTTGCGGGCGCAATGGATAGCGGTATGCGGGAATCAACTATCGTAATGGAAATTTACCGCACGAAAAGGGAGATTTCCGAAGGGGGGAATTTGAATAATCAGAATCCGGGTGAAGCAGTTGTCCAGCGGTTGCGCGATATGTACCGGCGCGGAATCCGCTAAATATGGGCAAAGGAAAACGCCCTGCGCCTGTTCTCCTACAAACAGGTGCGGGGCGTTTTCAGGCTTTCGCCGTTCGCCGTTTTATTGCAAAAACAGCTAAAATCTACAATCAATATTATAGCAATAAAGCGGCGGAAAGTCAACGAAAACCAACGGAAAAAGGGTTGATAAAATGCCGCGAATGAAGCGCGTAACCGTTTCGGGCGCGGTGCTGGAACAGGAAATATTCAATGTTGCCCCCAATACGAAGAACGTAAAGGGGGCCGTTCCGAAACCGCTAACAGAACGGACAGCAGAGGAAAAAGAAAAGTATAACTTAAAGCAAGCATTGAAACGGTTTATACGGATTGTAAACCACAATTTCAGCCCCGCCGCCTATTACGTTACAAATACCTTTGACGATGCGCATTTACCACAGGATTTCAAAGCGGCGCGGCGGGTTCTGGATAACTATATACGGCGCTTGCAATACGCTTTCCCCGGCATGGTAGCGGTTGCGGTGATGGGCCGGGGAAAGCGCAGCGGACGCATTCACATTCATTGCATTATATCCGGGGTGGATGAAAAGACAATCCGGGAAAAGTGGACGCACGGCAAGATAAAGCGTATAGAGCCGTTGCGGGAACACAATTTCTATAACGGCGTAGACCACGGGCGGGATTATACAGCCCTTGCAACATACCTTTTTAACCACTGGACCCCGGAACAGGGGAGCGGGAAACGCTGGAAGCAAACAAAGACCATCCAGCAGCCGGACCGAAAAAAGCCCACATTCCCGAAGCGGCGGTACAGTCTGGACAAGCCGCCAGTTACCCCGAAGGGGTACATGTTGGTAGAGAAGCGCGAAAGCGCCCACTATTTAGGCGGGTATCTACTTTTCAAGTATGTAAAAATCCCGCCGCCAGCGCCAGCAGCTACAACAAAAATGCTTTGTTAAACCGTGGGGAGAGGTTCCCCGTTATGGCCTTGTAATATAGGTGTGTTTTGCAACGAAGGGAGAGCTTGTCAAGAGAACAAGGGGAATATTCACGAAATATTTACAATTTCTCTTTTTAACAGAAAGGCCCCTGCGGGTGCGGGGGTGAATGGCCGGGGTTGGAAAGTGTGTAAAGTTGGAAACCCCGTTTTCAACTTTTCCACTTTTCAATGCCGGACAGAGGGGGACAGCCCCCCTCCACCCCTCCCCCAAACCTTTCAAAAATTTTTTTGAAAGCCATAGTCCCGCGGATGCAGATTGTTAGCGTTGGAAAGTGCGCAAAGTTGGAAACCCTGTTTTCAACTTTCCCACTTTTCAATGCGGGATAGAAAGAGGGTGATTTTATCTTTATCGGGTTGCATGACGCAGAGCAGGAACATTTAAGAAATAAAACCTTCCCCAATTATGCGCTTATGAAAATATCAGCCTATCACAAGAGCCGGGGGGACATGGTGGAATGGTGGATCCCGATGAAACAGTATGACCGGGTATATTCAAGCAAAGTATTTGATTTTACGCCAGAAAACCCATACTTACCGGAATGCACGATACGGGGCGGGACCGGATACCCGGACATACCAATAAACAAAGAGTTACCCCGGAAATTGATGCTATGTTTCCTGATTACAGTATATACCCGGAATGTGATTACGCAATCGGATATATCACAAGAGGTTGCCCGAATAATTGCCGATGGTGTGTTGTGCCGCGCAAGGAAGGACAGATTCGAGCATACAGGGATTGGAAAGAACTTGTGCGCCAGGATAGTAAAAAGCTGGTATTGATGGACAACAATATTTTATCGTGCGAGTTTGGAATAGCACAGCTTGAAAGCATGATAGGGAGCGGATACGCAATAGACCTAAATCAAGGTATGGACGCACGTTTAGTAACAGATAGGACCGCAAGAATCCTTGCAGGGCTGAAATGGATTCGTTTTATCCGGTTTAGTTGTGACCAAACCGCGCAAATTGAGGCAATCCTTCATGCCGCCGCTTTGCTTGCAGAATATGGCGTTAAGCCTTACCGCCTTTTTATTTATCTATTGGTGACAAAAGATATAGCAAACGCAGCCTTTCGAGTGGAGCGGTTAAAGCAGCTAAAAGGAATTAGTCTTTATGCACAACCGGAAAGAAACGAGCGGGAAGGGATTGTCCCTAATGTTTTGCAAAAAGAGTTTGCACAAAGGTTTGTATATGGGCGGTGCTACTTAAAGGAAAATTGGCTTGAATATTACAAAAGACACGACTTGAAAAAGAGGTATCCACTTGAAGCAGAAGAAACGGAAAAAGCGTTACCCCACAGCAGCGCAGGCACGGAAGGCCGGATGGGTAATCAAGCGGTTTTGTGACAGGCGGACGGCGGACAATGCTTGCGCGGGTTGTCCTGTCCGGTACATGTGTGAAACGCCGCCCTATACATGGGGCAGAAAGCAGGGGGATTGAAAATGCAGTATAACCCGCAGCAGGCCCGCCAGAAATGGCAAAACCGGGTAAACAACGCGCAGGGGCATATTTTCGAGGATGGCATAAAGGCGGCGTGTCAGGTGTACCAGAGCAACGGGCGGGCAACGGTAGACAAGACCCCGGAGCCGTTCCGGGTAATGGAAAAACACAGGGACGGGACCTTTACAGGCCGGTTTACCGCTCTTGCCGCCCCTGATTTTCAAGGGACGCTTCAGGGCGGGCGCTCCATCGTGTTTGAGGCGAAATATACCACAACCGACAGGCTGAAACGGGCCGTTGTGACCGACGCGCAAATGTCAGCATTGGAAAGCCATTTGCAAAGCGGGGCGGCGGCGGGGGTATGCGCGGGGATTCAGGATAAATTTTTCTTTGTCCCGTGGGCGGTATGGCGGGACATGAAAGCGCATTTTGGGCATGTGTCCGTTTCGGCGGCAGAGTTGGAGCCGTTCCGCGTGCGCTTTACGGGCGCGGTGCTGTTTCTGGACTATGTACATACTGCCTTTGAACAGGTATTCGGGGCAGATATTCAAGAATGACAGAAAGGGGATTTGATATGAGAATTTCGACAAAAAGAACGCCTTACCGGGTATGTCCGCTTTGCGGTTCCCATTTGGACGCAGGGGAAGTTTGCGATTGCAAAAAGGAACAGCAGGCCGCGCTTGTCGAGCGGGCCGGAAAAGAAATTGTTTCGATGGGAGCGGGAGCCGATGAAAAAACAGCATAAACGGAAATTGACGGTCAGGGTAACGCCGCAGACGGCTTATAACCTTGAACGTTTGGCGGCAATGGCAGGCGTAAAGGGGCCGGGGCGCGTGGTTGACAAGCTGGTACGGGAAAAGATGCTTGCATTGCGCCCGCAGCAGGAAAAGCGGGGCGGTTGCCTGTAAAAATCAACGCCCGTTGAGCGGGTACAGAATTGGGGTGAAATCGTGTTTGAGCTAAACCGCCTATACAACGTGGATTGCATGGAGGGTATGAAAGAGATACCGGACGGCTATTTTCAGCTTGCCATTATAGACCCGCCCTATGGAATCGGGGAAAGCGGGAAAAAGAATAAATCCCGCAGTTGTTTAGCGGCTTCGCAGGATTACGCCCCCTATTTCGGCGGGGACAGGGACGCGCCGCCGCCTGAATACTTTACAGAATTGCGGCGGGTTTCCCGCAATCAAATTATATTCGGCGCAAACCATTTTATCAGCCGGATACCGTTTGATAGCGCGTGCTGGATTGTATGGGACAAGGAAAACGGGCAGACGGATTTTGCCGACTGTGAATTAGCATGGACAAGTTTCAAGAGCGCCGCACGGCTTTTCCGGTTCAAATGGCACGGCATGTTGCAAGAGGACATGCGAAACAAGGAAATCCGCATACACCCAAACCAAAAGCCGGTCAAACTGTATGAATGGATTTTGACCCGGTATGCGCAGCGGGGGGACCGGATATTAGACACACACGCCGGAAGCGCAAGCTCTTTGATTGCATGTTACAATTTGGGCTTTGATTTTTTGGGATTCGAGATAGACAAGGGCTATTTTGAAAAAGCGCGGCGGCGGCTGGAGGATGAACAAGCGCAGATGCGCCTTTCAGATTATACAGACGAAAAGGGGCGTGTTCTATGAACAGGTGCGAACGGTGCGGAAAGGCCGTGCCGGATGGGTTGCCGATATGCCCGGAATGCCTGAAATTAGCGGGCGCGGGTAAAGTGGAGATTTCGGCGGCGGAGGAATTGCGGGACATAGCCGCAATTTTGAGCATTGAGGCCGGAACCGATGCGAATATAAAAGAGGCTTTGCAGGGCATTTTGAACATTGCCGCAAGGCTGGAAAGGAGCGTTTCAGATGGCGAAAAAGAAGAAAAAACAGCGGCGCAGCAGAACGGGGGCGGGACCATGGCGCAGGCAGCGGCCCGCCGCCAGGGTACGGAATAAGCCCGCCCCGGCCCCCGTGCCGGTCAATCCCTTAATAGCACAGATGCGCATTATAGCGGCTTTGGAGCGGGTGCGGGGGAATACCCCGGCAAACCTGCAAACGGCCTTACAGCAGGCGCAGCGCGTGGCGCAGAGGGTACAGGAACGCAAAGACGGGCAAGGGGGCGGTAGACAATGAAAATTAAATCCATCGTTTCTATCTGCAAGCGGGAAAAGCGGTTTTGCCTTTTTGATGATGAACGAATGGAAAGCGCGGTGCAATGGCTGGGGGACGGTAGCGCCGTTTACCCGCTCTTGAAAATGCCGCCTTTGGACAAGGAAAGCATTTTTGCCGTATTTGACATACCGGATAAGCAGGCAAGCAAAATGTTTGTGCGGCAAGAGCCGTTGCCGGTGAGCATTGATTTCCGGGACGCGGTGGAATGTGAAAATGTGCTTAAACTGGATGAAATGGAAATCGGCTTTGCGGGCCGGGTATTGCAGCCGCTCCACACGTCGCAGGGGCTTCAATTCATCGACACAAAGTATTTAGAGCCGCTGGCAGAATACAAGGATATGTTGGCATTGTATGAGCGGACGGACACAAGCGGGCAAACGTACATAGCCGCAAAAAACGGTTTAATCCTTGTTGCGGTGATAATGCCCTTTGATGCAATCAACGAAAAATTTGTGCAGCAGCTTCAGGCATTTACAAGGGATTGCAAAGTTGCCCTTGAAATCAAACAGGAGCGGGAGCGGCAGAACGGGCAGGGGGCGGCGGACAGGTGAAAGCATTTACTGTTTATCAGCCTTACGCATACGCGATTGTAGCGGGCTTAAAAGGCTATGAAACCCGCCCGCGCCGCACACACATTCGGGGCCGGGTAGCGGTTCACGCCGGAAAAGGAAAACCGCAATTTGTGTCTATGCCGGTGAGCATAGCCCTTCCTGAATCGGCGGTGCTGCATTATGGCGCGGTATTGGGGATGGTTGAAATTGTCGATTGCGTCCCCGTGGAGGACCTTATAGGTAAACTGTCCGAGCGGGAGCGGGTTTTAGGCGATTACACGCCGGGGCGGTTCGCGTGGGTGCTAAAAAACCCGGTTATGTTTGACCGGCCTATACCGGTGCGGGGTTTTCAAGGCTGGTGGAATTGGGAAAACGAACAATAGGCGCTTTTTCAAAGCGGGATAATCCCCGGCGCAGGGGCGGAAATACAAAAAGGAGGTTTGAACAGTGGTTACTATTTCCATTATCAACTTGAAAGGCGGGGTTGCAAAGACCCTTTCGGCGGTCAATATGGCGCACATTTTGGCAACGGTACATAGCAAGCGGGTTCTGCTTGTAGACAATGACAAGCAGGGCAACGCCTCTAAAATGTTCGGTCTGCATAGCTATGAGGAAATGAGCGTTGCGGAGGTATTGACCGATAAGGCCCCGGATATGGGGGCAATCATAGCGCCGACACGGTACGAAAATCTTGACCTTATCCCCGCAAATATGAATCTGCTTCGGGCAAACCTTGCCGTTATGGTAGATAATACCCGCCAGAGGGAAACGCGGTTTAGAAAGGCTTTCAGGGCAATTTCCGGGGATTATGATTTCTGTATCATTGACAACGCGCCGGATATTAACATCAGCACGATAAACGCCCTTGTAGCGTCCGATGATGTGATTATCCCGATTAAAATTGACAAATTCGCCTTTGACGGTTTGGCAGAGCTGAAGGAACAGATAGAGAACACGCAGGAGGACCTAAACCCGGCCTTGCGGTTGCGGGGATGCCTTGTAACGTCCTATCAGCGCAACGATGTAAACGCGCAGGGGGAAGAATGGTTGCGGACACAGCGGGATTTCCCCGTATTTGCAACCCATATCCGCCGCACGGAAAAAGTGGACGAAAGCACATTTGCCGCAGCGCCTATTATTGAGTATTCGCGGCGGTGCGGCGCGGCGGCAGACTACCTGCAATTTGTCCGGGAATATCTGCAAATGTTGTCCGATTCGGACACAACCGGAAAGGGGGCCGCGCAGCATGGGAAAGTTTAACCTTGTGGACCTATTGAACGGGGCCGGGGAACAGGCAGAGCGGCAGGAAACGGCGCGGACGGAGGCCCGCCCCCAAAAGCCGCCCTATAAAATCGTTGCTTTGAGCGTGTTTGACCTTGTACCGTCTGAAGGGAATTTCTATTCCATTGACGAAATCGAAAAACTGAAACGGGACATTGAGTTAGCGGGTGGAGTGAAGCAGAATTTAACCGTTACCCCGCTTGATGGTGGAAAATATAAGATTTTAGCGGGACACCGCCGCCGCCGCGCCTGTTTGGAACTTGTGGAGGAAGGAAAGCGGGAATATGAGCTTATCCCATGCGGGATTGAGCCGCGGCAGCAGGACAGCGAAATGCAGGAAATCCGGGAAGAACTGCTTATCATTACCACCAATTCACAGCGGGAAAAAACGGATTGGGACCGGGTGCAGGAAGCAAAGCATTTGCACGATGTATTGCGGCGGTACAAGGCCCGCGGCGGGAAATTGCCGGGGCGGTTGCGTGAGATTATCGCGGATACCCTGAATACGTCCGAAACGCAGATAGGCCGGATGGGGGCTATTGCTAAAAACCTGATACCGGAATTTCAAGAGGAAATGCGGGAAAAGCGGTTAGGAATTTCGGCGGCTTATGAGCTTTCCGGGATGCCGGAGGCACAGCAAAAGGCCGCTTTGGAGGAATACCGGGAAAAGGGCAGTTTTTCGGTAAACGATGCAAAGCAGCGGAAAGAAACAGACGCGCCGCCGCGCCGAAAGGTGCGCACGCTGGATGAAGCATTGAAAGAGCGCCAGCAGGAAAGCAGCGATTCAGACGGCGGAGCGGGACAAAAGACCCCGCCGCCCGCAATCTCCCCACAGCAGGAGCAGCCCCCGGCCCCCATTTCCCCGCCGCGCCCGCTCGATGAACCGACCGCCACAGGGGGCGAGGAACAGCCCGCCGCCCCCGCTCCACAGGACCGGCCCGCGCCGGAATCGTCCGGGCGGCAGGATGGGGAGGAAAGCGAAATTGCCAGCACTATAAACCGGCTGAATGATTTGTGCGCCTATTGCATGGACAAGGGGGAACAGTGTGACGGTTCAAGAGATTGGACCCTTGATGTAAAGGCGCTACTTTCGGCAATCGAACGGTTAGGGGGCGAAACAGAATGAACGGGTATGCGCAGGGGTTCAATATTTCCGGTGAGGAAATAGCGGTTTTTGTCAGAGTGGCAAGGAAAGCGGCGGACGTAATGAACATATCAATTTCGGAGCTTTTCGGGAAGTTGGAGAGTTACGCCCGCGCAATGGAGGCAATAGGGGCATTTTTTGACAGCATATTAAATGCCATTCGGGAAACGGTGGACGATTTGGCGGACATTATGCAGGAAATAGCGGTTTTGGAGTTGCCTCCGCCGTTGTCAAAGCTGGAAAGGCTATGGAGAGCGCAGCGCCGCCGCGCAGAGCGGGAGCGAATGCGGGTTTTCCTGAAATATCTTGAATTTCTCTTTGTTATCAGGAAATATAAACCACCTTAGAAACGGGAGCGAGTACAATGACATTAAATCAGCTTGAACAATACCGGGATTTGTCAAAAGAAGTGCAAATGCTGGAACAGCGGATAGCGGATCTTGAAAACAGCCCGAAAGCCTTTGTTTCGGATTCGGTGATAGCGTCCGCACAGTGTATCCCCTATCAGCCGCACACGGTCACAATACAGGGGTACGGTAATCAACAGCAGGATAAAATAAACGCCTTGCGGGTGAAGTACATACAGCGGCGGCAGCAGCTCTATAAACAGATGGTAGAAATTGAATCCTTTGTTGACGGGCTGAAGGATAGCCGGTTGCGGCAGATTATAGAATATCGGTACGTTAAAGGAATGCCGTGGAACGCGGTTGCGAAGAACGTATACGGTTATCCGAGCGGGGACGCGGCCCGCAAAGCGGTAACAAGATTTTTTGAAAAATTTTGATTCTGTCCGTTTTGTCCGTTTTTGATGTGGTATATTTGTATTGTGAAAGTGGGCCGGAAAAAATCCGGTCCGCTTTTTTGCGCCTTCCGCGCTGGATGCAGGGGGCAAAACGCGAAAACAAATGAAGGGGGCGGCAGCTTTGGGCAGACCGCGGGACCCGCGCAGGGACGCGGCGAAAGACCTTTTTCTTGCAAGGCGGGGGAATATCACCACAAAAGAGCTTGCAGAAAAAGCGGGCGTTCCAGATAGTACAATCCGCAAATGGAAAAGCCTTGACGGGTGGCAAGCGGCCCTTGATAAGCAGAAATCAAAACGGCGGCGGGGCGGACAGCCCGGAAATAAAAATGCCGTTGGAGCGGGTGCGCCTATCGGCAACCGCAACGCTGAAACGCATGGGGCATACAGTACGGTCCACCTTGACGATTTGAGCGACGAGGACCGGCAGTATATAGAATCTATCGGCCTTGACAGCGCGGAAAACATGACGCGGGAATTACAGCTATTGACCGCAAAAGAAAGGGACCTTAGACGGCGTATAAAGGCGCTGGAAGATGAAACAGCGGATACCCTGCATACAGACAAGGTTATAGAAATGCTTACGCCACAGGGCCAGCAGGACGGCCAACAGGACAGCCAGGGGGACAGCGGCACGGGGGAATCCCTTAAAACAGCAATGCGCACGGTGATAAAGTCAAGCCCTTTTGACCGGGCTATGAAGCTGGAAGCAGAGCTTAACAAAATCCACGGGCGCATTATCAAGCTGATAGACAGTATAAAGGGCTATGAGATGGAGGCCCGCCGCCTTGAATTGGAGGAACGGCGGTTCCGGTTCGCAAAGCAGCGTGCAACAGGTGAATACAACATAGACCCGAACACAGGTGAAATAGACGATACACAAGACCATGACGGCGAGGAAGGCCCGGAGCTGTGAGGCGCGGGCAATAGGTTCTTTCGGCGGCTGGGCAGCCTTGCGGGTACGCGACGCCCGGCGTTTTTCCAGTTGCGAAAAAATTTTGAACACTTCCGGGAACGCCGGAAAATTTTTTAAGGGGGTGCGTCAAAGAAAACGGGCAAAGGGGGCGGGGGCTTGAAATTATACGATACAAAGCAGGTTGCGCGGTTTCTGGACATTACAGAACGCCGGGTGCGACAGTTGCGGGAGGAAGGTATTATTTCGGAGTTGCGCCCCGGCCTGTATGACCTGATAGACACAAACCACAGGTATATAAACTATTTGCGCAACCGAAACCCGGACAGCGGGGAACGCATTGATTACAACGCGGAGCGGGCAAAGCTGGTAAAGGCAAAGCGGGAAAATGAAGAATACGATTTGCGCCTAAAACGGCGGGAATTGCACACTTCGGAGGAAATCGAGCGGGTAATAGAAACCCTGCTTATCAATTTCCGCAGCCGCCTTTCCTCTATCCCGTCCAAACTTGCGCCAGTATTGAGCAAAAAGAAGGACACAGCGGAAATAGCAAGCCTGATAAAGTATCAGATAGACGAAGCATTAACGGAGCTTTCGGAATTTGAGGGAATGGAGGAAGCCGCAGATGATGAATATAAGGCCGGAAACGCGGGACCTGTTCAAAAAGATATTTAAGGTTTTAGCGCCGCCCCCTAACATGACGCTTTCAGAGTGGGCGGACAAATACCGTTATCTTTCCCCGGAGGCGGCGGCGCGTCCGGGACGGTGGCATACAGAGAATACCCCGTATTTGCGGGAAATCATGGACGCGATTTCAGACACGGCGGTTAAAAAGGTTGTCGCAATGCTGGGGGCGCAGCTTGGAAAGACAGAGGGGTTAATCTTAAATACGATAGGTTACTATATGCACTTTGACCCGTCCCCAATTTTGGTAATGCAGCCCACAATAGACCTGGGCGAAACCTTTTCAAAGGACCGCTTAACCCCTATGTTGCGGGATACCCCCGTATTGCGGGGAAAAGTCAACGATAAAAGCCGCAGCAGCGGGAACACGATATTAAAAAAGCATTTTCCGGGCGGGCATATCGCTATTGTGGGGGCCAATTCCCCTATTGGCTTGCGCAGCCGTCCGATTCGGATACTTCTTGCGGACGAAATAGACGGATACCCCGCCAGCGCCGGGGAGGATGGGGACCCGCTCTATCTTGTCAGCAAACGAATTGCAACCTTTTGGAACAAAAAAGAAGTGTATGTGAGCACGCCAACATTGAAAGGCACGTCAAAAATTGAGCGGGAATACAACAACAGCACAATGGAAGAATGGTGCGTGCCTTGTCCGGTTTGCGGGGAACTGCAACCCCTGCAATGGAAACATGTCCTATTTGACGCAAACAATCTTGATGAAATTTCGTATTCATGCGAGAAATGCGGTTGCGTTTCCAGTGAAGCGGAATGGAAAGAGCATTTTACAGAGGGAAAATACATTGCGGCACACCCGGAGCGGGAAACACGGGGCTTTCATGTAAATTCCCTTGCGTCAATGTTCATGGATTGGAAAAAGATTGTGCAGGATTTTCTTACGGCGAATGAGGAAAAGAAAAAGGGCAATATCGAAACGCTGAAGGCATGGACAAACCTAAACATGGCGGAAACGTGGGCAGACGGCGGCGAACAGGTAGACGAAGAAGCCCTGTTCAAGCGCCGGGAAAAGTATAATTGCGAGGTTCCCGCCGATGTGCTTTATTTGACCGCAGGCGTTGACACGCAGGATGATAGATTGGAAGCGGAGGTTGTCGGATGGGGCGTTGGCGCGGAAAGCTGGGGAATCCGGTATGCGGTTTTCTATGGCGATACCACGCAAGAAAAGGTATGGAACGAATTAGACGAATTTTTATTGCAGACCTTCGAGCGGGCGGACGGCGCAAAAATGAAAGTTATTTGCACCTGCATTGACAGCGGCGGACACAGGGCAAATAACGTCTATAAATTCTGTAAAGCCCGCAGCGCCCGCAAAGTGTATGCTATTCGCGGGCAGGGCGGGGACGTTCCCTATATCAAGCGGCCCACCAAGAACAACCGCGAAAAGGCGTATTTGTTTACTTTGGGCGTAGATGCAGGAAAAGCAATCCTGTATGACCGGCTGAAAGTAGAGCCGCCAGAGGATGAAACCGAAGAAACCGAGAGTATCCCCGGTTACTGCCATTTCCCGCGGGGCCGGGACCGTGGCTATACACGGGAATATTTCCGGGGGTTGACCGCAGAACACAAAGTTTTGACCTATAAAAAGGGCGTGCCGGTGTACGAATGGCGCATTAAGGACGCGGCCCACAAGCGGAATGAGGCGTTGGACGTGCGCAATTATGCAACGGCAGCACTTGAAATCAGCAATGTAACATTGAAAAAGCCGAACAGCGCCGGGGCCGCAGCTCCAAAACGGCGGACGGGAAGGCGGCGGCGTTCTTCTGGAGGGGTGATTTAGTGGCCCGGAAAGAGAAAACAGAGCTTGAAATAGCGCGGGAACATTACAGAATGTGGCTGGAGGCCGAAGAAGAAATTGCGTTGGACCAGGCGTATTCTATCGGCAGTCAGAGCTTGACGCGGGCAGACCTGGGCAAAGTTGCGCAGCGGATAGAATATTGGCGCAATCGGGTTGCGGCGCTGGAAAAGCTGGAAAAGGGCAAGGGCCGCAGCCGCATTTATAAAATTATCCCCACGGATGGCAGAAGGGGGCGCAGAATGTGAACGTATTGGACAGGGCGATAGCCGCCGTTGCGCCGCAATGGGGCGTAAAGCGGGCCGGGGCGCGGCGGCGGTTGCAAATTCTCAATAGCGGTTATGGGAACTATGCCGGAAGCACTACAAAAAAATCCTTGCGCGGCTGGATATTCGGCGGCGGTTCCCACAAAGAAGATATTGAGGATAACTTACCCGTTGTGCGTCAGCGTTCCCGCGATTTGTATATGGGCGTTCCGTTGGCAACAGGCGCTTTGAAAGCATGTCGGACAAATGTTGTCGGTTCCGGCCTGAAATTGAAAAGTCAAATTGACTTTGAATTTTTGGGCATGTCAGAGGATGAAGCGCGGGAACTGGAACGGAAAATCGAACAGGAATTTTCCCTTTGGGCGGATTCGACGGCTTGCGATATAGAACGGTTGGACAATTTTTCAGAGCTTCAGCAGCTTGCCTTCCTGAATTGGCTAATGTCCGGGGACGTGCTTGTAACCTTGCCGACAACAAAGCGGCTCGGAATGCCCTATGATTTGCGCGTCCGGCTGATTGAGGCGGACAGGTTAAGCAACCCTATGGGGAATACAAACCCGCTGATAATCGGCGGCGTGGAGGTAAACCCCGCGGGGGAGGTTATCGCATACCATATCAGCACACACCATCCGCTTTCATGGGAGTATTCAGAAACGAAATGGACGCGGGTTGCGGCATACGGGGAAAAGACCGGGCGGCGGAATGTTTTGCACATAATGAACCGGGAACGGATAGGACAGCGCCGCGGCGTGCCGTTCCTTGCGCCCGTGATAGAGGCGTTAAAGCAGTTAGGGCAATACACCGAAGCAGAATTAACGGCGGCGATAGTATCCGGCCTTTTTACCGTGGCGATTGAAAAGGACGAAAATTCGGATGAAGATATGGTTGGGGCGTTCGAGGGAGAGGAACAGCAGGCAGACGGCGGCGAAGAAAACACGGTCGAGCTTGAGCCGGGTTTGGTTTGGGATTTGGCAAAAGGCGAAAAGGCAACCCCGCTTACCCCCGGCAGGCCAAACGCGAATTTTGATTCTTTCGTAACCTCTATTTGCCGTCAGATTGGGGCCGCGCTTGAAATCCCCTATGAAATCCTCTTAAAGCATTTTACTTCCAGTTTTACCGCAAGCCGCGGGGCGCTTTTGGAGTTTTGGAAAGCGGTAAAGATGTACCGAAATTGGCTTGCGGCGGATTTCTGCCAGCCCATTTTTGAAGAATGGCTTGCGGAAGCCGTTGCAAAGGGGCGCATAGCGGCCCCCGGATTCTTTGCGGACCCGCTTGTACGGCGTGCCTATTGCCGCGCAGAGTGGAACGGACCCGCGCAAGGGCTTTTGAATCCCGTGCAAGAGGTTGACGCGGCGGCAAAGCGGGTTGAAAATTATTTCTCCACAGGGGAGCGGGAAGCCGCCGAAATGAACGGTTCCGACTTTTACCGGAACGTCCAGCAGCGCAGACAGGAAAAGAAAATCATAAAGGAGGCGGAAGGCATTGCCGAAGCAGAAACAAAACCCGCGCCAGAGCCGGACACAGGGCAGCAGCAGACATGACAATAAAAGGTTTTGGGATTTTGTTTCCGCGGGTGAGAATCAGCCCGCGGAACTTATTCTATACGGCGATATTGCAAGTGAAAGCTGGTGGGGGGATGAAGTCACGCCCCGGCAGTTTAGCGACGATTTGCAAGCCCTGGGCAGCGTTTCGGAAATCGTTGTGCGGATTAACAGCGGCGGCGGGGACGTGTTCGCCGCCTTTGCGATTTACAGCCGCTTAAAGGACCATCCGGCGCATATCACGGTAAAGATTGACGGATGGGCCGGAAGCGCGGCAACGATTATTGCAATGGCGGGCGATACGGTCAAAATACCCGCGGCGGCTAATTTCATGGTGCATAACCCGTCAATGGGCGTTTTGGGCTACTATCAGGCGCAGGATTTCCGCAGTTTTGCGGACGAATGCGACACGATTAAAGACAGCATTGTAAACGCTTATGCCCTGAAAACGGGCAAGGACAAAAGCGAAATCGCCGCGATTATGAGCGCGGCAACATGGTACACAGGGGAAACAGCGGTGCAAAACGGTTTTTGTAATGAATTGATGTTTGAGGAAATCCAAACAGAGGCCACAAACACCCATAAAATCATTGTAAATTCCGTAGAAATGGACCTTGCAAAGCTCAAAAATGTACCGCAATCCGTGTTGAACAGCAGGCCGCACGGGGGCGGCGACTGTTTGAATCATACCACGCAGACAGAACAAGGGGCGGGAACGCCCAAAAATCAAAAGGAGAGTGAAGAAACTATGCCGGAAATCAAGACAGTGGACGAACTGAAAGCGGCCTATCCCACACTTACGCAGACAATCGCGGATGCGGCAGCAGCGGCGGCGCAGGACGCGGAACGCAAGCGGATTCAGGATATTGAGGGCGTGGCAATCGCGGGCTATGAAGATATTATCAAGGCCGCGAAATTTGACAAGCCCGTTTCCGCCGCAGACGTTGCCCTTGCAATCGTCAACCGCCAGAAAGAGCAGGGCGGCAAACACCTGAAGGACCGTGCCGCCGATGTGACAGACAGCGGGGTAAACGATGTAGGCGCAGAGGGACAGGAGGGGGCCGCAGGGAGCGGGCCGGACCCGTTCGCGGAGGCCATTGACCGCCTTTTCCCCCAAACGAGATAAGGAGGATTTACCATGTACGGAATTGAAGAAAGGACCTATACCCCCGACAATTTTTTCCGCGGCTTTTTCCCCGCTGTCCCGGAACACGGGACGGTAAAGGATGGCGCGACGGTGCGCAAGTACGCGCCGGTAGCGGAAACGGCGGACGGAATCGAGGAAGTCACGGCGGAAACGCTGGATAAGCTGGTAGGCATTGCGGCAGACGCGCCGGACAGTGAAGGGAATGTCGTGTATTACATGACCGGCGATTTCAACGCGGCGGCGGTGGTAATGCCGGACGGCGTGACCCTTGACGCGCTGAAACCTGCCTGCCGGAAACTTTCCATCTTTTTGAAGTAAAGGAGTGTATAAAAATATGCCTTACGAAGTTTCTATTTTTGACCCCCGCACAATGGGCAGGCTGGTTTCCCGTATGCCCCCGGTGCGGACCTTTTTCCGCGATACGTTCTTCAGGCACACGGAAACCTTCGCAACGAAAAGCGTTGACGTGGATTTCAAAAAGGGCAATCGCGCCCTTGCCCCCTTTGTCCACCCCAAAATGCCGGGGAAAACGGTCCCGAACCGGGGCTATACGACAAAGACCTATACCCCGCCTATGATGCTTCCGCAGAAGGTTACAACCGTGGATGACCTTTTAAGCCGCATGGCGGGCGAAAATCCGTACAGCGGCAAGACCCCGGCAGACCGCGCCGTTGAGAAATTGGCGCGGGACTTTTCGGAGCTTGACGAAATGATTACCCGCCGAGAAGAATGGATGTGCGCACAGGCCCTTTATACCGGCGTTATTCCCATTGTTGGTGAAGGAATCAAAGAGGAAATCAATTTCAACTTCACCAATACGGAAACCATCACAGAGGCGGCGAAAAAGTGGAGCAAGGACACGGCAGACCCCATTGCAGACCTGAAGCGTTGGCGGAAAGCCGTGCAGAAAAACGGTTTTGTCAACTGCAATATCTGCATTATGGCGGACGATGTAGCGGAGGCGTTCACGCGCAACGCAAAGGTTATGAAAATGCTTGATACCGAAAAATACGATATTGCGGTTATCAAGCCCCGTGAACTTATCAACGGCACAACCTATATCGGGACTATTAACGGGCTGGGGCTGGATATTTACACCTATACGGAATGGTTCCTTGACGATTGGAGCAACCCCGCCGCCCCGGAGGAAAAGCCCCTTGTCCCGGCTGGAACGGTTTTGTTGGCTTCCACGGCGGCAATGTATTCCCGGTATTACGGGGCGGTAACGCTGGGTAACAAGAAAACGGACAATTTCGCAACGGTGGAGGGCGTGCGCGTGCCTAAAAGCTGGATGGAGTACAACCCGGACCGCCGTTTTCTCCAGTTGTTCAGCCGCCCGCTTCCCGTCCCCCATGAAGTTGATTCGTGGTTTGTCGCAAAGGTGCTTTAAGGCTATGCGGCGGAATTTCAAAGCGCAGCTTGACCGGGACCGGAAGCGGGTATTCCACAACAGCCGGGAATTTGCGGAGATAAGAGAAATTGAGTACGACGGGGATTATTATAAAATCCCCGTCGTACTTGACTATGAGGCCGCGAAAGACCGGAAAAAGCCTTCGTCAGACCATGCGGAGGGCATTTTCCTTGTTGATTTGGTGGTTTATATTGACCTTGACGATATAAACCGGATACCGCGCAAGGGGAATCAAATTTCCATTGACGGGGATTTGTACAACATTGTAACGGTAGAAAACCGGCACGGGGAAATTGTTCTGAATTTGGAGGCGTTTACAGAGTTTGGGGGCGTTTAGGCATGGTAGGAATCACAAGCGAACAGATAGAACGGGTGGAATCCATCCTTAGCGGGGTGCAGCGCGGGCCGGAAAAGGTTTTCTTTAACGTCATTAACCGCGCATTGGATACCGTGCGGGCGGCGGCGGGCCGGCAGATACGGGAGGTTTACGCAATCAAGCAAAAGGATTTGCGGGCGGAAAGCAATATCAAGCTGAAAAAGGCAAGTCAAACCGATTTAGCGGGCGAAATTGCTTTTGCCGGTTGTAAAATCCCCCTGTATCGGTTCAATGTAACCCCCAAACAGCCCACGCAGGGCGTGAGGGTGAAAGCCGCCGTTTTGCAGTCCAGCGCCCAAACAGAATTTGAACACGCTTTCATAGCGCGGATGCAAAGCGGGCATGTTGGTATGTTCGAGCGGGCAACCGCAAAGCATTTGCCCATTGATGAATTTACCGGGCCGTCCGTGGCGCACATGGCGGGGAACAGCGTTGTTCTGGAACAGGTGGAGAAGGAAGCGCAGGAAACCATAGACAAGCGGATAGACCATGAAATAGACCGGATTCTTTCCGGTTACGGAGGGAAATCATGACACCTTTTGTATTGCTTGACGAACTGAAAAAGTTTGTCGAGGCGGAAACAAAGGATTTGCTTTTGCCGGTGCGGTTGGAGCGGGGCAGCACGGGGCCGAAGGAACGCGCCCCGGAAGTGTTTACTATGCGCCTGAAAAAAAGCGCAGAAAAAACAAGCAAAATTCCCTATGTCCTTCTGCAATTCATAAAGAGCGAGGACAGCCAGCAGCCAGGGCAGCAGGTGCATTGTGAAAGCTGGGTGCGGATTATCGCGGCAACCTATGCCGAAAACGAGGATGAAGGGGCGCTGTCCGTGCTGAATGTCTTAACGCGGATTCGGCTTGCAATGTTGCGGGCCGGGATTGTCGGGCGGCAGTTTGTGCTTCGTCCGCCCCTTGAAATGATTGTGTACCCGGACAGCACGGCCCCGTACTATCTCGGAGAAATGATGTCGGTTTGGAGCTGTCCCAAAATCGAGAGTGAAATTAACTGGAAAAATATTTTTTGAAACCTCTTGACTTTTTGTGGATACTTAATTATAATAAATGTATCCACAAAAAGAAAGGGGGCCGCAAATGTCACCACGCACAGGCCGTCCGCCGTCTGACAATCCAAAGGTACTAAACACACGCATACGATTATCAGAATCGGACAATGAGAAGCTGGACTATTGTTGTGAGGTTTTAGGGCTTACCAAAGCGGCAGTAATTCGAGCGGGAATTGAAAAAATGTACGATGAAGCCCGGAAAACGGCAAAAAAATAGAAACAGCCCGCCACCGTGGAAAGTTACGGACTGTTTCCAGAGAATCAACCCGGAGGCTGATAAAGTCAGTATATCACACTTCCGGGGGAAAATCAACGGAGGTTTTATGATGAACGCTGAAAAATCTTTCAAAGCATTGGTAAAAACCGCACGGGCGCATAATTTTAAAGTCAGTTATTTCCGTAGCCCTGATTGCAGCATTGACGGTAACATTTTAGGAGCAAGTATCAGAATCAACAGCAGCCGCAGCTATGAAACGAGGCTTAAAACTTTGGTGTTGTTGCTATCCAAGCATGACTTCTTCGGGATGAAAAATGGATATGCCGTTGTTGAATCTGATAAGGAAGCGGGCGGAATGTCAGCGCACATTGCGTTTTTCGCGCTGAATATTGCAACTGCAATTCAAGCAGGGTAATACACATGGCAAAGCTGATTGATTTAACAGGGCAACGATTCGGGCGGCTTGTCGTGATTGAACGTGCGGAGAATGCCAAAAACGGAAAGGCAAAGTGGCTATGTCTATGCGATTGCGGCAACAATACCATAGTATTAGGTACGCATTTGAACAGTGGACATACACAAAGTTGCGGTTGTATTCATTCGGAAGTTGTTTGTGCAGTTATGAATAAGCATGGTGCGTGCGACTCCCGCCTTTATCGAATATGGGCAGGAATGATAAAAAGGACCTATAACCAACAAAGTAAAGATTTTGGTTATTATGGTGGAAGGGGGATTACAGTATGCGATAGTTGGAAAAATGATTTTCAACCTTTCCATGATTGGGCAATAGAAAGCGGATATTCCGACAACCTAACACTGGATAGAATAGACAATCAGAAAGGATATTCACCCGATAATTGCAGATGGGTAACGATGAAAATTCAATGCAATAATAAATCTAACAATCGCTTTATTGAATTTAGGGGAGAAAGAAAAACGCTTTCACAATGGGCTGATTTGTTGGGGATAAAGGGATGTACATTGCTTTGGAGACTTCGGAAAGGTTGGAGCATTGAAAAAGCACTATCCACCCCCCCGCAAAAGCAAGAGCAAATAGTATCAATCAAAAAGTAACCGCTGTTTTTAGTGGTTGCTTTTTGTTTTGAAAAAAAGAAACGAGGTAATTTTTATGGCAGGTGTAAAAAAGAACGCAGCGGGCGCACAGAGCGCCGCACAGCAGGCCGCAGCAGCAGGGGCGGGAAATGATACCGCCGCAAAAGAAAAGCCCGTCAGCGGGCCGCAGAACGCCGCACAGGACGGCGCGGCGGAATATACGAAATTCGTCTATATTGGGCCGTCCCTTCCCCGCGGCACGCTGAATCATAACGCCGTTTTCGATGGGACAATGGAGGAAATCACGGAATACCTTTCCGGCGTGCTGAAGGACTATCCGCAGGTAAAGCGGCTGATTGTCCCGGTTCACAGGCTGGGAGAGGCCAGCGCAAAAGCGCGGACACCCGGAAACATCCTGCATAAATACTACAATGACATTGCTTCGGCGGTCAGCAGCCGAAAAAAGGAGGGGTAAAACGTGGGAATTGGCTATGAACACGGCATAACAAGTGAACAAATCGAAACTTCGGTTTCCACGCCGCGCACGGCGGGTTCCGGCATTGTCTTTGTTGTCGGTACGGCCCCGGTGCATACGGTGGGCGGCACGGTCAACGCGCCTATTATGGCGCTGAATTACAAAGAAGCCGTTACCGCGCTGGGATATAGTGAAAACTGGAAAAATTACACGCTTTGCGAAGTCATGTATTCCATTTTGAATCTTTATGGGGCTTCGCCGGTGTTCTTTGTCAATGTGCTGGACCCCGAAAAGCACAAAAAGGCGGTTGAAGCGGCGGATTATGAAATTATTGACCGGAAAGCGTCTTTACCGCTGGAGGCAATCGCGGAAACGGTCAAGGTAACAGACGAAACCGGCGCGACAACCTACACGCCCGAAGAGGATTACGGACTTTTGTACGATGGCGAAAGCCTTGTTTTGGAGCTTTTGGACGGCGGCGCAATCCCGGACGGTACGGGAAAGCTCAAAATTGAATTTACAGCGGTGGACCCGTCGAAAGTGTCCGATTCGGACATTATCGGCGGGTTCAATGTTGCCACAAAGAAAACAACCGGATTTGAGCTTGTGGACGCGGCCTTTGCAAAATACGGTATTGCGCCGGATTTGATTTTGTGTCCCGGCTGGTCCCACAAACCGGAGGTTGCCGCGATTATGACCGCAAAAGCGGAAAATATCAACGGCGTTTTCGAGGGAAAAGCCCTGATTGACATTGACACGGCGGCGGTGCAGCACTACACGGACGCGCCGGAATGGAAAAAGAAACAGAATATTTTTTCAAAATATCAGATTCTTTTCTATCCTATGGTAAAGCTGGGCGAAAAACTGTTCCACCTTTCCACGCAGGCGGCGGGCCTTATGGCAAAGGTGGACACGGACAACGGGAATTGCCCGTGCGAAAGCGCCTCCAACAAAAACTTGCAGGCAAACAGCGCGGTTGTAGACAACGGCGCGGACGGGGAAGAAGTGCTTCTTGACCCGCAGCAGGCGAACTATTTGAACAGCCAGGGCATTGTAACCACCCTGAATTTTATGGGCGGCTTTGTCCTTTGGGGCAATGAAAGCGCCTGCTTCCCCGCAAACACGGATGTAAAGGACTATTTCTATTCCGTTTCCCGCATGTTCGGGTGGGTATCGAACACAATCGTTCTTACCTTTTGGGGCAAGCTGGACAAAAGGCTTAACCGCCGCCTAATTGACAATATTTGCGACACGATGAACATTTGGCTTAACGGGTTGACAGCCGAAGAGAAGATTTTGGGCGGGCGTGTCGAGTTTCGGGAGGATGAAAACCCGGATACGTCTTTGATGGCAGGAAAAGCAACTTTCCATGTGTTCCTTACCCCGTGCAGCCCTGCAAAGCACCTGCATTTCATTCTGGAGTACGACGTGGATTATTTGTCCGCGCTCTTTGAGTAAAGGAGGGAATAGGCATTGAAAGTTGATAACGGCACACTGAATTTCCGGGTATATGAAGATGCGGTTGTGTTCTATGGCATGGCAGAGGTAGCCTTGCCGGAGGTGAGTTTGCTTGCAGAGGAAGTCAAGGGCGGCGGAATCGCCGGGGCTTTCAGCGGCGTTTTTATGGGACATACGGAAGCAATGTCCACAACCTTAAATTTCCGCAGCGTTACCGCAGACGTTACCCGCCTTATGGAGCCGCGCAACCATCAAATTCAGCTTTTGGCTTCGCAGCAGATGTGGGATTCAGCGGCAGGCGAATTTAAGGAGGTAGCGGTCAAGCACCTTTTGACCGGGACCCCTTCAAAGTACAACCCCGGCAAATTGGCCCCCGCGTCCCCCACAGAAACCACGGTTGAACTTGCGGTGACATACTTTGCGACGTTCATAGACGGGGTAAAGAAAATGGAAATTGACCCTATCAACTGCATTTTCTTTATGAACGGGAAAGATTGGCTTGCGCAGACCCGGCGCAATATGGGAATGTAACAGATTGGAGGAAAAACCATGAATGCAGAAATGAACGGCGGCGGGAACGCCGTAGAACTTGCCCCCGGCGCGGTTGTTGAATTGGAGCCGGAAAAGCCCTCTTTGGGTTCCAGCGTTGCGGGATTGGACGGCGCAAGCGGCGAATACGTCCATAGATTCAAAAAACCGTTTGAATATGAGGGAAAGCGGTATGAAACCCTTTCTTTCAATTTCAATAAGCTGGTGGGCCGGGATATGACGGCAATCGAGCGGGATATGCAGATGTCCGGTGAAACCGCCTATACCCCGGAAACGTCCCACGCCTACCAATGCAGGCTTGCGGCGCGGGCCGCGGGGATTATGCCGGACGTGCTGGAGGGTATGCCCCTGGGCGATTTTAACCGGATTACGAATGCGTGCCGCAATTTTTTATTAAGCACGGGATACTAAGGCAAAACCCTGGAAAGTGGTTTATGTCGCAAAGCATAAAACTTGCCCGGTACACAAACACGCCGGTTCCCTTTTATCTTGATATGACAGCGGCGGAATTGAATCTATGGATTCGGGAATGCAACATTCTGATTGAGGAAGAAAACCGGCGCATTAAGGCGCAGCAAAAGCAATCCTAAAAGAACAACCGCCCCCCGGCATGGGGGCGGTTGCTCTTTTGCTATGAGGGGGTGAGGATTTGGCGGCGGGAGCGCAAAAGGTATTTACCCTGCTTTTTCAGCTTCAGGCACAAATAGGCGGGAATTTCAACAGCAGTTTCACAAGCGCCCAAAACGCGGCCCGAAAACTGCAAAATGAGCTTTCCGGCATTAACGCTTTGCAAAATAAAATCGGCGGATACCAAAAGCAGGCGGAAGCCCTTGATAAGAACAAAGCGAAACTTGCGGCGTTGACAGAGGAACAAGCGCGTTTGCGGCAGGCTATGAGCCAAACGGAACAGCCCTCCGAGGCTTTACGGCGTGCCTATGAGCGGAACGCCCGCCAGATTGAGCAAACAAATACCCGCATTCGAGAACAGCAGGGACAGCTTGAAGAATTGGGAAATGAGTTGCGGGACGCGGGGGTAGATACGGACCGGCTAACAGAGGAAAACGACAGGTTAGCGGACAGTTACAACCGCGTGCGGCAAAATCAGGAGCGGCTTTCACACCTTGCGGATGCGCAGCAGAAAAACGCCGCGGCGATTTCCCAAACAAAGGCACAGCTTGCCGGGACCATCGGCACAATTACGGCGGTGGGCGCGGCGATTTATGCGGGGCCGGTGCAGCAGTCCATAAAATTTCAATCGTCTATGGCAAAGGTTGGGACGATTGCGGACGCAACGGCGGTTCCCCTGAATGCCCTAAAAAAAGATATTGTCAGCCTATCAAATGAAATCGGCGTAAACGCAAACGACATTGCCGAAGATGTGTATAACGCTATTTCGGCGGGGCAGAAAACAGAAGATGCGGTGGGCTTCGTCGGTCAGGCGGTGAAATTGGCAAAGGGCGGCTTTGCGGAAACCGGGCAGGCGTTGGACGTTTTAACAACGATTCTAAACGCTTACGGCAAGGAATCCAGCGAGGCCGGAGCCGTTGCCGATATGCTGATACAGACGCAGAATAAGGGCAAAGTAACCGTTGCGGAATTGTCCAGCGTCATGGGCAAAATTATTCCTACTGCCAACGCAAACAATGTTGCGTTGGAACAGCTATGCGCCGGATATGCCATTATGACAAGCCGGGGCATTGCCGCCGCGGAAACTACCACTTACATGAATAGTATGCTGAATGAGCTGGGCAAGACCGGCACAACAGCAGACAAAGCCTTACGCGCAGCGGCGGGCGGCAGTTTCAAGGATTTAATGGCACAGGGAATGAGCGTTGCGGAAGTCCTTGACATTTTGCAGGCAGAGGCCGCAAAGGGCGGCAAGAGCCTTGCGGACATGTTCGGCAGCGCGGAGGCCGGGAAAGCCGCCCTAACCTTGATGGCGGACGGCGTAGAAGGCTTTAATTCGCAGGTTGCCGGAATGGTGGACAGCACGGGCGCGGCGGAATCCGCCTTTAAGAAAATGGCGGAAACCACGGAAGAAAAGATTGCAAAGGCCAAAAACGCCTTAAATAACCTTGCTATCGTGCTGGGCGATACCTTTTTACCCTATGTTACCACAGGGGCGCAAAAAGTGTCCGAGTTGGTTACAAAATTCAGCACATGGGCGCAGGAAAACCCGGAGCTTTTAAGTACCATCGTAAAAATTGGCGCGGGAATCGCGGCCTTTGCGGTGGGCGGAAAAGCGGCAAAATTGGGATTTTTAGAGATAAAAGGCGGCGTTTTGTCCGTTGTAACCGCCTTTTCAAAGCTGAAAGCAATGGGCGGTATTCAGGGCGTTATAGGCAAATTGGGCGGGGTAAAGGGCATTTTCGGCGGAATCGGCGGGAAGCTCTTGCCCATTATCGGGATTATTACGGCAATCGGGGTTGCTATCAAGCTGATTTCCGGCAACCTTGACGAAGTGCGCGGTTTCATTCAAAAAACCTTTGGTGATACGGGATTAGCCGTATTTGATAAGGTTTGGGGCGTGATAACCAACATAGGAAACGCAATCAAGGGAGTTTTCAGCGGCGGGAACCTTACCGGCGCACGAAATTTCTTTCAAAATACATTTGGCGAAGCGGGCGTTGCGGCTTTTGACGCTATGATAGGCGTTGTAGAACAGTTAAAGGCGGTTTTGCCGGGGCTTTTGGACCAGTTGGGGCAGATGGCGGCGGCAGTGTTCCCCGCGCTTATGAGCGTGGTTAGCGCCCTGCTGCCCGCAATCGCGCAGATTGCCGGGACCCTGCTTCCCCCTATTGTTTCGCTTATCGGTCAGCTATTGCCGGTTATCATTGAGATAGCAAACGCAGTTTTGCCCGTTGTTGTGCAGCTTATCCAGACCATAGCGCCGTTGATAGCGGACATTGTGCAGACGGTTCTTCCGGTGCTGATTGACCTGTTTAATACCTTTATGCCGATAATCACGCAGTTTGTTCTTTCCATCTTGCCGGTTCTGCAACAGCTTTTGCAGGCGTTGACCCCTGTTATTCAGATTGTGGCGGAGCTTTTCGGCAACGCGCTTGCAACCGCAATCAACAGCGCGAAAGCGGTTATTGACGGGTTCCTTACCATCCTGCAAGGAATCATTACCTTTGTGACCGGCGTATTTTCGGGGAACTGGAAGCAGGCATGGGAGGGCGTAAAGCAGATTTTCAGCGGTGTAATGGAATCACTGAAAGCGGTGGTAAAGGCCCCCATTAACTTTATTATCAGCGCAATCAATACCCTTATCGGTGGATTGAACAAGGTTAAAATTCCTGATTGGGTTCCCGGCGTAGGCGGAAAGGGAATCAATATTCCGCAAATACCAATGCTTGCGAAAGGTTCCCGCAACGCGCCGGATACCTTCATAGCGGGTGAACGCGGCCCGGAGCTTATCACGAACGGCAAGGGCCGGACAGTGTTCACGGCGTTACAGACGGAACGCATTATGAATAATGCGGGCGCGGCGCAGCAGGGAGCGGGACAACAGGCGGCGGCGCAGCAGGTAATCATAACCCTTGCGCCCGCGTTGATGGCGGCGCTTGCCGCCGCCCCCGCCGTGAATACGGTACGCAGCGCGGCGGTTGTGCCGCAGATGCAGGCGGCGGAATTACAGGCCGCGCCGGTCCAGCAGGGCGGGACGGTTTTCAGGTTTGAGAGCGCCCCGGTATTCCATGTATCGGGCGGGGACCCGGAGGACATAGACCAAAAATTCAGGCAATATCATGATGAAACCATGCAGGACGTAGAAGAAATGTTGCGGCAGAAAGAGGCGGACGAAAGGCGGGGACGGTATGAGTAACACATATAGGACCATATCGGGGGATATGTGGGATTCAATCGCGTTTAAGGCTTTGGGAAGCGAAAGCTATACCGACAGGCTGATAAAGGCGAATTTGCAGTATCGGGAAACCGTCATTTTCCCCGCGGGGGTGGTATTGAGGCTTCCGGCAATAGAGCCGGAAGCCTTCGCCACTTTGCCGCCCTGGAAGGAGGCGGGCAATGAGTAGCAGCAGCACGGCACGCCGCACGGAAATTATAATCTATTTTGCGGGGGTGGATATTTCGCAGAGTATCCGCCCGTATCTGCTTACCATGACGTATACCGATAACGAAGAAGATAAACACGATGATTTGCAGATAACCCTTGACGATAGGGATAGAACATGGGTGCGGTGGCTGGATGAAAAGGGCAGCGCAAAAGGCGAAAAAATCCGCGCCGTCATTATTCAAAAGAACTGGAACGGGACCGGCAAAGACCGGAAATTAGATTGCGGGGTTTTCGAGCTTGACAGTATCGACTTCAGCGGCCCGCCCGGAAAGGTGAGCATAAAAGCAACGTCTATCCCCTATTCGTCTACTATGCGTTTGCAGATAAAAACAAAGGCATGGGAAAACGTGAAATTGTCCGCGATTGCGAACGATTTAGCGGGACAAAACGGAATGCAATGTATGTATGAATCCTCCTATGACCCCCTGTATACGCGCAAAGAGCAGGTAAAGAAAACGGATCTTGTCTTTCTGCAAGAGCTTTGCAAAAGCGCGGGGATTTCGTTAAAAGTAACGTCAAATACCGTTGTTCTGTTCGATGCGGCGGAATATGAGCAGAAGCCCCCGGTTTATACGGTCAGTTACGGGAAATCGGATATTATCCGGTACAGTTTCGGCACAAGCTACACGGACACGGCCTATTCAAGCTGTCATGTTGTCTATGAGGACCCGCAGACAGGGAACAAAATAGAGGGCGAATATAAACAGCCGGGAGAGGGCAGCGGGCAGGTTTTGGAGGTAAACGAGCGGGTAACAAGCGCCGCCGAAGCAAAAGAGCTTGCAAAAAAACGGTTGCGGCAGAAAAACAAGGGGGAAGTCAAAGCGGAATTTACCCTTGTAGGGAATGTCGGGCTTGTGGCAGGCTTAACGGTGCAGGTGGAGGGATACGGCCTTTTTGATGGGAAATACATCATTGAGAGCGCAACCCATAATCCAACGGGCGGTTATACCACAGGGCTAAAATTGCGCCGGGTGCTGGAGGGGTATTGATGGCGGAATCTGAAATCATGGAGGCCAAAAAGCAAATTGCCGTTTTGAAAGAGATTGTCCGCATTGGTACGGTTTCTTCCGTGGATAAGGACAAGCGGACGGCCCGCGTTATTTTCCACGATAAAGACGAATTGCCTTCCGGGGAATTGAAAGTGCTGCAAAATCAGCCGCTTATAACCGTGGAAAAGTGGGTTGACGGCGAAAAATGGAACTATGATGCAAAGTATGCTTCCATTGACCGCGAATTAGGGTTAGGGGAAAGCTACACAAAAGCGGCCCCGGACGTTATCACGGTGGAGAAAGCCATAGACTATAAATGCCCGCTGCATGGCGTGGATGAAACGAAAACCCATAAACACGTTATGACGGTTTACCCGTGGCTTCCCTATATCGGGCAATTTGTGCTTTGTCTGTATCTGCCTAACGGGGAATCAGACGGCTTTGTATTGGGGGGAATCTAAAAAATGGCAGTTGTCGGAACATGGGGTGATATAGTATTCAGCGTTTCACGGCGGCAGATAAAGACCTTTGACGGGCTGAAATGGGACAGCGGCGCAAGGTATTCCACGCATGACCGACATTTGAAAGAGCCGCTTTTGGAGTTTACCGGAACAGAGGTTGAAAGCATGTCTTTCACAATGTTTTTTTCCGCCTATTTGGGGGTAAATCCCATTCAGGAAGTTTCAAAGTTGTTAAAGGCTATGCGGCGGGGAGAGGTTCACAGGCTGATTATAGGCCCGAAAGCATACGGCACGGGGAAATGGGTAATTACAAAGCTGTCTAATTCGCTGGAACGGACAGACGGGCGGGGGAACATAATCGCCGCGAAAGTCAGCGTTACCATGAAATCATATTCAGGCAGATAGGAGGGGGCGCGGTGGCCTACATCGTAACAGCCAATACGGGCGGAAAGATAAACCTTGCGCCGGAAACGCGGGAGGAAGAAATCCTGCAAAACGTCAGGTTCCTTCTTTCAACCCCTAAATTTACGGTTCCGCTTGACCGGGACTTCGGGCTTTCGCAGCGGTTTATAGATAAGCCGTTGCCGGTTGCGGAATCCCTGTTTCGGGCTGAAATACTGGACGCGATAGAAAAATACGAGCCGCGGGTAGAAGTGGAAAACGTAACCTTTGAACAGGGGGACACGCCGGGAATGCTGATACCGCGGGTGGAGGTGAACATACTTGACGATGCAGAATAGAGGATACCCGGAAATCAGTTTTGTAAACACCGACACGGACACGCTTGTAAACGCCCTTGTAAAATCCTATGAGAAATTCACGGGGCGGACCTTATACCCCGCAGACCCCGCGCAAAAATTCATTCTTTGGATTGCGGATATAATCATACAGGAGCGGATTTTAATTGATGAATCCGCGAAGCAGAACGTCCCGCGGTATGCGCAGGGCGTTTATTTGGATTCATTGGCGGAAATTTTCAAGGATGCTTACCGCCTGCAACCGCAGGCCGCAGCAACTACTTTCCGCTTCTACCTTTCAACCGCCTTGCCCTATCAGCATTTAATCCCCATAGGGACGCGGGTTGCGGTTGGGAATATCGTCTTTGAAACAACGGAAACCCTTTACATTGACGCGGGGAAAACGTCCGGGGACGTTCCGGCAATCTGTCAACAGGTGGGCGAAACCGGAAACGGGTTTGTTCCGGGGCAGATTACGCAGCTTGTGGACGTGTTCCCATACTATGACCGGGTAGAAAATATCACGGTCAGCGCGGGCGGCGCGGAGCGGGAAACGGACAGCGCCTTTTATGAGCGTATGCGGGAAAGTATGGAAAGTTTTTCAACCGCGGGGCCGTCCGGGGCTTATATCTACCATGCAAAGACGGCTTCCCCGCTGGTTGCGGACGTGGCGGCGCTTTCCCCTACACCCGGATTTGCGGACATACGGGTATTGTTGCGGGATGGCGAATTGCCGCCCGAAGAAGTGCTTCAGGAAGTACAGGCGCAGCTTTCGGCGGAAAAGGTGCGGCCCCTATGCGATTTCGTGCAGGTTTCCGCGCCGGATACCGTGCCGCTGAATATCGACGCAACCTATTATATCCCGAAACCGAGCCAAAACAGCGCGGCGGTGATTACGGCGGACGTGGAAAAGGCGGTACAGGATTATATCAGATGGCAGACCGAAAAAATGGGGCGGGATATAAACCCGTCCGTGCTTGTGTCCTACATGATGAAAACCGGGATAAAGCGCGTGGAGGTACGCCAGCCGGAATATACCGTAGTCCCGGAAAGTGAGGTTGCCGCGCTGAATCAGTGCAATGTATCGAGCGGGGGCATAGAGGATGAATAACACGATATACGGCATTGATTTAACAAGGGCATTGCCGCCGACGCTGAAAAACGATGAAGATATGCTTGCGCTTGCGCGGGTTATCGGGGCGGAATTACAGGAAACCGGCAGGCTGATAAGGCAGAATATCATTTATCCCCGGATTGATGAATTACCGGAAAACGTGCTTGATATTTTGGCCTATGACCTGCATGTAGATTGGTATGATTTCGATTATCCCATAGAGGCAAAGCGCAGCATTATCAAAGACAGCGTAAAGGTACACAAGCGGTTAGGGACCGTCTATGCAACGCTTACCGCCTTGCGCAGCGTCTACCCAAACAGCGAGATTGAAGAATGGTTTGACTATGGCGGGGAGCCTTTTCTTTTCCGCGTTGTTATCGACGTGACAAGGGCAAAGGCCCCCGCAGAGTATTTCCAGATAAAGCGGGCCATTGATGCCTATAAGCGCCTAACCGCGCACATGGAATCCCTTATTTATCAATGCCGGATAGACATTGAAATAGCGATAGAAACCCGCTGGTGGTGGTTATCCGCCCACAGGACCGGCAAGGCGCTTTGCGGTACATACCCGCAGCGGAACACAAGGGGCGCTTTGGGTTCCGCCGTCATAGCGGTACAACCGGAAGCGGGCGGGTTTGGCTTTTCCAGCACGCCCGCAGGAACAGCGCCGCAGCGGTCAACGGTTGCGGCCTTGCGCACAGGGCAAATAGAGGCCCACAGCAGCGCGGAGGGGTTCGGGTATACCGTAACCCCGGCAGGGCCGGAAAAGGCCGGTACAGCGCCGCAGAGGGCCACACGCGCCGCATTCGGCGGCGGGGATATTTCCATAGCGCCGGACGGGAGCGGGTACGGGTTCCGGCCCCCGCCCGCGGGAACAGCGCCGCAGCGGTCAACGGTTGCGGCCTTGCGTGCGGGGCAGATAGAGGCCCGCAGCGGCGCGGAGGGATTCGGGTATACCGTAACCCCGGCAGGGCCGGAAAAGGCCGGTACAGGCCCACAGAGGGCCACACGCGCCGCATTCGCGGCGGATGGCCTGCAAGTCAGCGCCGGAACGGTGCAGGGCCGTTTGCAATCCACGCCAGCAGGCACAAAGCCGCAGCGCGGGACGGGCGGCGGGGCCGGGGGCGCGGATATGGGCATAGACCCGGACGGCGGCGGGTTTGGCTTTCGCACGCCCGCAGCGGGGACAACGCCAGGGCAAAGCACACAGGGCCGCACGCTGGAAAGCGGGCTTGCCGTTTCATCGGATGGGGACGGGCAGGGATTCAGTACGCCCCTAACCGGCACAGCCCCGCAGCGTTCCGCCCGAAGCGGGCTTGCGGCAGATGCCGCAGAGGTTGACGCAAGCGGCGCGGCGTATGGCTTTACATCGGCGGCGGCGGGCAGCAGGCCGGGACGGGCAAACGGCGGCGGAACAGGTGAAAGCGCCGTTTCCGTAGCGCCGGACGGGGCCGGGTACAGTTACACGCCCCCGCCCGCAGGGACCGCGCCGCCGCAGTCCAGCGGCATTATTCCATCGGTAACGGCGGAAGGTTATTCGTACCGCGTCAAGCGGTGCGGAACTGCCCGTTGCGGAAATAATCAAAAGAAAAAAGGACGGTGATAAACCATGTTGACAGACAAGGCCATAGCAGGCTTGAAAGCCTACATTGACCGGACGATTGTATACGCCCGCTATAAAATTAACGGGACGTACTACAAAGCGCCGATTAGCCGCCGCGAATACCTGAAGGACGGGCGGGTAGCGGTGTATTTCTCCATTATCCCGCAGTTGGGGCAGGACGTGACAATCACGGAGGTTCAGCTTTTCGACACAAACAATGATTTGTGGGCGGCGAAAACGGAAGAAATCATTATCCGCGGCGTGCAAGAGGGCGTATTATACCGCTTTGCATTTGACATTCGGGAGGTATAAAAGATGGCATACAATCGGGAATATTGGCAGGACCATGTAACGGAATTTGAGGACCGCTACACGGAAAAAGAGAACGAGGACGGGACAATAACCCATATCCCCGTTGAAGGGGAAATCATTCAGCAGGGAACGGCGCAGAATGCCCCCCATTTCAACAACATGGAGGAAGGTATTTTTGCGGCTAATGAGCTGGGCGCGGAAGCCGTGCGGGTACTGGTACATCATGGGCAGGCAATCGAACAGCTTTCCGGCGAAAAGGGGACGGTTACGCTTACCAATACGCAGGCATACCCGTTCAATAACAGCCGGACAACGGTTGCGCTTGTCAAGCCCCGGCAGACTTTGGATTATACGGTGAGCGTGGAAGCCGTTGCCATTGGCAGCGGTGCGGTTGGTGAAATCGTGATAACGGATAAGCAGTTGAACGGTTTCAAAATCGAGCATACCGGCAGCGCCGCAAAGGTTTCCGTCAAGTACATTGTAGAAGGGGGAATGGTCTAAATGGCAAGCGTGATTATCAAGGATGATGAACGCCGCGCACATGAAGCCTATGTCATGCAGCAATTCGGGCAGGATTGCCGGACGGCGGACAGCGGCAAGCGTGAACAGGCGGAGCTTATCGCCGCCCGGACACGAGAAGCATACGAAACCATGAAAAAAATGGAGGGCTGAATAATGGCAATGATTGTAAAGGAAAAGAACGAGGGCGCAAAAATCCCCTATACCGTCAAGGGCAGCAAAATCACTTTCGATGATGAATTGATGGTGAATGTTCAGCGGTTCGAGCGGGATGACCCGGCGCACATCGACATTTGCCGGGACCGTTTCGGAAACCTTGTGACCGGCGTTATTCCGGGTTATGCGGAAATGTACGTTGCACAAATCGACATTCCGGCGCGGGCGTATACGGAAACCGTCATTGACGTTCCCGCTCCCGCGGCGGAGGACCAGGACGGCGAGGATAGCGCCAGCAGCGGCGGGATGGAGCGGCAGACCGTCCAGCGTGACGCGGTTCCCTTTGATATGAACAAATGCACATTGACCCTTTGGGCAGTCGGTGAGGAGGAATAAAAGCTATGGCAAATTTTGATGATATGAAGTTAGCCGTTGAAGCGTTGAGCGGCGGCAAAAACACGGTGCTTTTCGATGATATGGGAATGCCGTCTATCGTGTTCCCGTTCGCAAAGCAAAAGTATTCGGACCTTATGGCGGGCGGCACGCAGGAAACTTTCCCTTGTTTCCGCATTGAGAACGAGGAAAAGGACGTTATCTATATCAGTAAATTCCTGAATATCGTGGTGAATGACCGGGCGTACAGCTTGCCCATGAAGGACCCACGGGCCAATATCAATTTTGATGAAGCCTTGCGGGTATGCCGGAACAAGGGCAGCGGCTGGGGGCTTATGCCGGGGTGCTTATGGCAGGCCGTGGCGCTTTGGTGCAAGAAAAACGGGACAATCCCCCACGGAAACAACAATTACGGGCAGGCTTCGGAAAACGCCTTTGAAAAGGGCGTGCCGACGCTGAAAGATGGCAGCGGACGGATTTTGCGGACGGCCACGGGCAGCGGGCCGGTAACGTGGAATCATAACTTTCAGGATTCGGGCATTTCGGACCTTAACGGGGATGTCTGGGAGTGGACAGCGGACACACGCCTTTTCAACGGCGAAATCCAGATTATCCCCTATGGAAACTGTTTGCGCCCTGATTGCAATATGGGACCGTCCAGCACGGAATGGAAGGCAATCATGCCGGATGGGACATTGGTTGCGCCGGGGACCCCTGGAACGCTGAAATATGATAACAGCGTAGCGGGGGACGCAACAAAGACGGACCACGGCATTACCGGCCCCGTTATTTTGAGCACCACAAGGGAACACCCCATGTATACGGGCGGGGATACGAACGACTATTACGCCGGGGTTTGGAATCAGCCCATTTTCCAGGGGCTTACAGCTAAAAGCGGCGTTTCGGTCCCGCAGATTTTGAAAGCCTATGGGTTGTTCCCCGTTGACGCTGAATTGGGCGGTGATGGCTTCTGGTGTCGGAATTACGGCGAACGGTTGCCTGTGCGCGGCGGCTTCTGGAGCTATGGTGCTTCGGCGGGCGTTTTCGCGCTGAGTCTGTACAGCGCCCGTTCCTACATTGGCGCTCGCGTTGGTTTCCGCGCCGCTTTTGTTGGTCTGTAAATCTGCTTTTTGTGTTCTGTATGATGCCGCGATAGCGGCATTTCCCCTCCGGGGCTTTTGCCCCGGAGGGGCGATTTTTTTTTGAAAATTTGGGGTTGTAATAATTTAGTAGATTTTCCCGGCGTTTCATGGTAGAATATCAGGGAAAGGGGCGGGGGAAATGAAATGACCGACAGCAACGACACAAAGAACAGCAAGGAAACGTTAATCATTCAGCAAAAAGTCTATGATATGATTATGTACGCATATCCGGCAATCGAGCAATTCCCCAAAAGCCAAAAATTCAGCTTGGCGCAGGATATGAAAAAATGCCTTGATGCAATTATGCGGTACGTTATCGCCGCGAACAAAAAATACACAAAGAAAACAACCTTGCAAGAGTTGGACATAGAAAACGAAGCCCTGAAAATTTATATCCGTATGGCCTTTGAACTTGGCTATTTACCGCCGAAAAAATATGAAATATGGTCCGGGATGGCGGTAGAGGTAGGAAAGATGATAGGCGGATGGATTAAGGCGGCGCGGGACAGCCAGCCCATGCAGGGAATAGATAAACAGCCGGACAGCAGCGAACGGGTTCCGGGGCAAGTGGGGATTGGAGATGATGAAACTTTCACTTGCAGCGGGTGCGGGGCCACTATCGCAAAGGTTGTTAAGGAGTATTCAGAGAAAAACATGGGGAGGGTTCTATGCAGGAAATGTCAAAATAAATTCAGACGCGGAGAATTAGGGAATGGACCGTAGTTGCCTTTGCGCGGCGGCTCTTACAACGGTAACGTTGCTTCGGCGGGCGTTTTCGCGCTTTCCTTTTACGACGCCCGTTCCCACAGCAACGGCAACGTTGGTTTCCGCGCCGCTCTACCCCCGCGTCAGATGCCGCAGCCTTATGGGGCGGCGGTCAGTACAAGGGTATAAAGGGGTTCGTTTCCTTGCCGGGGATTATGGCAAAAAACAAAAAAGGCCACGGAAGCCGCCAGTAATCGAAAGGTGAAAACCGCTAAACGTGGCAGAGCGCAGACAATCGGGAACGGTCCATAGTTGCCTTTGCGCGGCGGCAACTGGAACAATGGTGCTTCGGCGGGCGTTTTCGCGCTGAATCTGAACAACGCCCGTTCCTACATTGGCGCTAACGTTGGTTTCCGCGCCGCTCTACCCCCGCGTCAGATGCCGCAGCCCTACGGGGCGGCGGTCAGTACAAGGGTATAAAGGGGGCTGTTTCCTTGCCAGAGGCCCCGGCAAAAAATAAAGCCGCCGCAGATGCCGCCAGTAGCCGCAGGGTGAACGCCGCAACATGCGGCAAACTTAAAAAATAGCCTTTGGGAATGAACCGTAGTTGCCTTTGCGCGGCGGCAATTATGGCAATCAGGCTTCGGCGGGCGTTTTCGCGCTTACATTCAATAACGCCCGTTCCCTCTCCAATGCTAACGTTGGTTTCCGCGCCGCTTTACCCCCGCGTCAGATGCCGCGGCCTTACGGGGCGGCGGTCAGCACAAGGGTATAAAGGGGTTCATTTCCATATCGGATTGACCCGGCAGAAAATAAAACCGCCGTGAACGCCGCCAGTAACCGCAAGGCGAACGCCGCCACGCACGGCGCAGCACATCGGCGGGGGCAAGCCGCAGTTGCCTTTGCGCGGCGGCTCTTATTGGGGCAACTCCGCTTCGGCGGGCGTTTTCGCGCTCAACTTGAATTGCGCCCGTTCCCACGTTAATCTTGACGTTGGTTTCCGCGCCGCTCTACCCCCGCGTCAGATGCCGCGGCCCCACGGGGCGGCGGTCAGTACAAGGGTATAAAGGGGCTTGCTTCCTTGCCGGATTGACCCGGAAAAAAATAAAAGCGCCGCGGAAGCCGCAAGTAGCCAGAGGGCGAACGCCGCCACACGCGGCAATTTTATTTGCAGGTGACGGAATGAAAAGCATAAAACACGTTTTTGAACAGGTAACGGACTATGACAACCTCTATAAAGCGTATTTGAACGCCCGCCTTTGCAAGCGTTACAGATATGAGGTGTTGCGATTTTCCGCGCACCTGGAAGATTATTTGCACCTGTTGCAAAGGCAGTTGTTAGATGGAACATACAGGTTAGGCCGTTACCGGGAATTTTACATCTATGAGCCGAAACAACGCTTGATAATGGCGCAGCCGTTCAAAGACCGGGTTGTACAGTGGGCAATCTATCAGGTATTACACCCGCTTTTTATCAATGGGTATATTTCGGATTCTTACGCCTGCATACAGGGACGCGGCACGCACAGCGCGGTTGAGCGCCTGCATTATTGGCTTCAGCAAGTGGACCGGCGGGACGGAAAATATTATTACCTGAAACTTGATATAAGCAAGTATTTTTACCGGATAGACCATGACGTTTTATTTTCCATTCTGCAACGCCGGATAAAGGATAAGCGAATGCTTGACCTGCTCAATATCATTGTAAACAGTGAGGAAACCAATTTCGGCTTGCCGCCCGGAAAAAGCCCCGGCGAAGTAAAGAAAAGCGAACGGGTGAGCAATAGGGGGATGCCGGTAGGAAATTTAAGTAGTCAGATGTTCGCAAACCTCTATTTGAATGAGCTGGACCAATATTGCAAGCGGACGCTGAAAATTCATTTTTACGTCCGGTATATGGACGATGTTATAATTTTAAGTGACAGCAAAGCGCAGCTTAACGAATGGAAAGCGGCGATTGATGATTTTTTGCAAACGCGGTTGCGGCTGGACCTGAATAATAAAACCTGCATTCGGCCTATAACATTAGGGATTGAATTTTGCGGGTATAAGGTATGGCCCACGCATATAAAATTGCGGAAATCAACCGCCCTGAAAATGAAACGGCGGTTGAAACGGCTTCAAGAACAGTATGCACGCGGGGAAGTAACGCTGGAACGGGCAATGCAGACGGTCAATTCCTACATGGGGATATTAAAGCATTGCGACAGCTACCAATTAAAGCGGGCCATTTTCGGGGAGTACACGGAAACGGAACGGGTGGACGGCTGGTTTTACCTAAAACGGGACAGCGAAAAAATAGCGCAGGCACAGCAAGAAAAATTGAATCAGGGCAACGAAAGCGGCGGTCAAAATTGACCGCTGCTTTTCTATGCAAAAAATTATGTTATGAGGTGGTAAAAATGAGTATGCAAGAAATCCTTATGAATGGAGGTGGGGCGCTTTTTCTCCTGCTTACGCTGGTACAAATTGCCCCTATCAAAGTAAATCCTTGGTCCGCTTTGGCAAAATGGTTCGGGCGGGCAATCAATGCGGATATGATGAAGGAACTTGAAGAAGTCAAGTCCGGTCAAAAGGAAACACGGGAACGGCTTGACGCTTATATCCGCATGGACGATGAACGCAACGCCGATATGCACAGGGCGCGGATTTTGCAGTTTAACAATGAACTGCTACGGGACATTTTGCACACGCGGGAGGACTTCATAGAAATTTTGGCGGAAATAGATTTTTACGAACGGTATTGCGAAACACACAGCGAATACCAAAACAACCGCGCCGTTTGCGCAATCGGAAATATCAAGCGGGTATACAATGACCGCTTGAAAGAGCATGATTTTCTATAAAGGGGAATTTCGATGATTTACCTTCTTTTCCTTGCCGGGGGAATAATCGCCGGATTTCTTGTTGCGGCCCTGATTTTGGGGGTGCAGTTGCGACAGCAGCGCAGCGGGAAAAAGAAATCACAATCGCCGCCCGTGAAGAAAAGCGCAGACGGAAAGGGAGAACGGCAGAAAACAGAGTTTTCAAAAGTGGTTTTGCTTTTGGTTATGGCAACATACTTTGTCGGGCTGATTGTGGGGATTAAGATTGTCCTGCTTGACACGGGGCAATTATCCGCCCTGCTTCTATACATCGGCGGGCCAACAACAACGGCGATTGCCTTTTATAGCTGGAAAGCAAAAGCAGAAAACCTTCTGAAAATCCAGAGGGAACACCCGGAAACGCCGATTGATTTTAATAATATTACAGGGGGTTAAAATGGCGCTTACAAATGAACATAAAGGCTTTATTGAAAGGATTGGGAGGTTAGCAGCCGCAGACATGCAGAAAAGCGGCGTGTTAGCCTCCCTTACCATTGCACAGGCGATTCTTGAAAGCGGGTGGGGCAAGTCCGGCCTTACCGCCAAGGGAAACGCCCTGTTTGGCATTAAGGCCGGGAAATCGTGGAGCGGGAAAGTTTACAGCGCCAAAACGCAGGAATGCTATGACGGCGTAAATTTCACTACGATTACGGCCCTTTTCCGCGCTTATGATAGCTGGGAAGAATCCGTTGCGGACCATTCCGCCCTATTGACCGGCCTTTCCCGCTATAAGGCGGTTGTAGGGGAAACGGACTATAAAGCGGCTTGCAGGGCTATCAAGGCGGCAGGATATGCAACAGCCCCGGACTATGCGGAACAGTTGATTAAAATTATTGAGTGTTACGCATTGACACAGTACGACAAGCCCGCAACGGGCGGGCAGGAAGGAAGCGGGAAAATGAAAAGCAGCGTATTTGTTGAAAAGCTGGTTGATGTTGCGGAAAACTATAAGACCCTGTATGTTATGGGGTGCTTTGGTGCGCCGTTGACCGGGGCGAACGTGTCCAGGTATTGCACAAACCACGATTATAACAAGCAGGCCGCACGAACGGCAATGATTAAGGCAGCGGCAAACAAAACCCCGCCCGTTTTCGGTTTTGATTGTGTGTGCCTTATCAAAGGGATTCTTTGGGGCTGGAACGGCGATGCCGCCCGGACCTATGGCGGCGCAGGGTATGCAATCAATGGCGTTCCCGATATTGGGGCGGATACCATGATTACAAAATGCACCGGGCTTTCTACTGACTTTTCCGGTATTGTGCCGGGGGAAGCGGTTTGGCTTAAAGGGCATATCGGCGTTTACATCGGCGGCGGGAAGGTGGTTGAATGCACGCCGGCCTTCGCAAACAAGGTGCAGATTACGGCCTGCCTGAACATTGGCCCTATTGCGGGCATGAGCGGGCGCAGGTGGACGAAGCACGGCAAGTTGCCGTATATCGAATACGATGCCGCCACACGGCCCACAGAGGGCGCAGGAACGGCGCAGCGGCCCGGAACGTCAAATGATACCGCCGCCACGATTGCGGGCGTTGTGGGCGATTTGGTGCGGTTTACGGGCAACGTCCATTATACAAGCTCAAACGCCGCAGCCGGGAAAGCCTGCAAGCCTGGAACGGCAAAAATCACGGCGGTTTCAAAGGGGGCGAAACATCCTTACCACCTTGTCAAGCAGGCGGGCGGCGGTTCCAGCGTCCACGGATGGGTTGACGCGGTGGATGTGCAAAACATCGGCGGCGCAGCGGATGGCACGCCAGAGGCCCCCAAAATGCGCGTAGGCGCACGGGTGCAGTATTCCGGCCCCCTGTATCGGGACAGCAGCGGGAACGGGCAGGGAAAGGCCGTGAGCGGCACATACACGGTTAAATATTACTATCCGGGCCGCAAGTGCGGCGTACATATTGACGGGCTGGGGTGGGTTCCTGAATCCGCCTGCAAAGTCATTGCGTAAAGGGAGGATTTCAAAATGGAGATTATCAAGTTTTTGATTGCGAATTGGGACAGCGTGCTTGTTGTCGTTGGCTTCCTTGCCCTGGTTGCCGTGCTGATTAAGCGCGGGGAAACAAAAATCCTGAAAAATATTTTATTCAAGCTGGTAACGCAGGCGGAACGGGAGTTTGGCAGCGGGACCGGGACGCTGAAATATGCGGCGGTTTCTGATTGGCTCTATCAGCGTATGCCAGCCGTGCTGAAATTCCTTTTCACCGAAAAGGACATTGATAACATGATTGAGGCCGTACTTGCAGAAGCAAAAGAAAAATGGGGAACTAATGACAACGTGAAGCAGTATATTGAGGAAGGGGAGTTTGCGCGGCAGATTGTCGCGTATACCGTGGAGGAAAACGCCCCGGATATGAAAAAATAATAGTCCGATTCGGACAGCAGGAAAGCCCGCGGGAGCAGCGCCCCCGCGGGCTTTTTTATTTTCAGGGGGCGGCAGGTTTCCGCCGCCCCGGTTATTTTATAGGTGAGTGTCAAACCCGGTCACGCTGGTAAAGATGGGTTGCAGTTGGTCGAAATAAACGCCGCTTACTTCGTGGATTTCTTGCACCTTTTCGCTGGTAAAGGTAAAAGTTTTTGTATTCATTCGCGGTGCAGTGTAGCGGAAAAACCGCATTGTGTAGGAATCCGTTACTTCGTCAAGCGTGATATAAAGGCGGTTGGCCTTACTTACGTTTTTGGGGAGCGTCATTCTTAAAGTATTTCCGTCACTTACAAAGTGACTTGCGCCAGTCATAACAATAAATTTGTTACCCCCTAACTGTTCAAGAATGGTGTTTGCAACGCTCATTGTTTCAGTCATTCTTGATTACCCCCGTTTGTTTTATTTCCTTTACCTTATGTACCCATTATACATCTAACGTTAGATAAAATCAATAGGCAGACTGCATAAATCTAACGTTAGATTATTGTATAATATGACGTTAGATGAAAACGCCGCCCAAAAGCGGGCGGCGGCGGTTAAAGGATACCGTATAATTTCGAGGATTTACGAAAGGACTTTATAATCCCTCTGGGCGTTCCGTCCCGCTTTGTTTTCCAGTGCTTTTCAAAACTGGAAAAATCGGAACACAGGCGGACCGTTATTGTTTTGGGCGTTTCCTTGACGATTTCCACAACGTCCCATAGAAAGCCGTCTGCCTCTGCAAGCTGGGACCCCGTTTTAATTTCTCCTGCATTGATAATCATTCCTGTTTCCTCCATTTTGTTTTGACAGGGGGCGGCGGCTTGCACTGCCCCGGTTTATGTTCAGTCAAGCAGACATTCCATAGAAATAGAATATTGCTTTTCCAGTTTCGCAAAGGCCGCAGGGGTTACACGGTAGGAACGCCAGTTTTCAAGCTGCTTGCGGCAACCGTCAACCCATGTAACAGAGTTTTCGAGGATACCGCGGCCTTTAAGCTCTAACGGAGTATCCACGAAATAATGCTTTCCATCGTGGGACAACCGGGCTTCCATCTTTGTAACCGGCTTTCTTTCGCCCATTTCAGGGGTATAGCAATGAACGCCGGGAAGGTAGTCTTGCAAGTAAATAATGTTTGCCATAATATCAGCCTCCATATTTTAAGTGGTTTTAATTGATTATGTTGGATTTTCACCCCGCCAATTTTCAGCCGTTGGCGGTCACTGTTGCCGAACTTTACGCCCCGGCAACCGGGCGGCTTTGTGTTTTGCTTTACCTTATGTACCTATTATATATCTAACGTTAGATAAATACAATAGGCAGACTGCATAAATCTAACGTCAGATTTTTATATAATCTAACGTTAGACAAAACAGGCGCAATAGGGTAAAATAAAATAAAGGTGGTGAGAGTATGGGACGGCCCAAAAAAACGGACAGCAACCCGACAGATTATAAACGCGGGTTCAATGCTGAAAATTATGAACGTCTTTACCCCTGGGCGCGGCGGGGGCGGAAAGCCTTTTACACTATGGCAGCAAAACAGGCGGGGGCTTCGCTGAATGAATTTATTATTGCAGCCATAGAAGAAAAGATGGAGCGGGACAGCCCGGAAATCTATGCGCAGATGCAGGAACAGGAAAAACGGGATACAGAACAATAAAGAAACCGGCGCGATAGGGTGCATTCTATCGCGCCGGTTTCTTTTACTTTTCGTTTTCCCTGTCCCTGATAAAGACACAGCCAAAAAGACCGTTGATAAATACAAAGTAGGGGTTTGCTTTCTTAATGGTACACTGGAACAGAAGGGTATCATCTCTGACCGTTGTGAACTGAACCGGCAGATCAAGGCAGACAACGCCTTTCTGCGGGAGCTAAAATCGCTGGTTAAGAAACTGATAGACGCAGCGAAAAACGCTGTTCCGGCGATTGCGGAGGCGATGGAAACCGTTCGACAAAAGTTGATAATCTTTCGGTATCATCTTTTGCATATTGGGGCTGGGAAAAAGAATTTCACCAGCCCCCTCAGAGTTGTCAAGCCTGATCTCAGAAGGTATGAGAATATCGTTAGACATCTCAAAGATAAGATTCGGGAGCGCCGAATATTGCTGGATGAGAAAAAAGCTGTCCCGGCAATCCAGGTATTCCGGCATCGGGAATTGACTCAGAAAATCGCTGGTCTGACGGAAGATATTGAGGAATTGAAAAACGAGAAGGCCCTGCTGCTCAATCAGTTTAATTGTGCGGATGATCACGGTATGGCTAAAGTCAAAAAACGTGTTGCTTCTATGGAATCCTCTTTAGAAACGCTGAACCAGCAGGAGACAAAGTGTTCTGGCGAGTTGGGGGCAGCGTTGGCAGAATTTTCAGAACTGCGCCAGCAGGCGTTTGATTTCGATGCCGCAGAACTGGCCGAGGCCCGTCGGACCATCCGGCCTGATAAGGAGCACGAAGCAATTCAGCAGTTACAAGCCGCCTATGGCAAGAAATTTGATTCCAGGACGCTTGCACAGAGCCAAATGGATGTTGCCGAGATGTTGGATGAAACTGTGGAACCGGTATCTATCCGTCAGAAACTGCAACAGTTGCAGAGGCAGCAGAATAGGCAAAATCATGGAAAAGAGCGCGGCCAGGAGCGGTGATGCTCCTGGCCCGCTACTTTATCTCAGGATCAAGATTTTCAAACAGTGGATCATCGAAAAATTCGCGGATACTGATTTCAAGACCGTCACAAATTTTTTGAATGGAAACGATTCCCGGATTCTTGCTTTTGGTGTTCAACATACTGTAAATCGTGGAGGGCGCAACACCGCATTGGTTGGCAAGGGCATTGATTGCAATATTCCGTTCCAGGCAAAGTGCCTGGATACGACGCGCAACCGCTGTCTTGGCATTCATTGCGGCACCACTCCTTCCATAGTAGTACCGTTATTGTAGCCAAATTTGCGATTTATCGTGTGGGATATATCCTAAATGTCAAAAGCATGCTATACTAGGATTGCGATATATCGCAGATTCTAAAGGGGGTAATGAAATGCCAACTTGCTTTTTTATCGGACACCGAGAGGCTCCAGATAGTCTTCTGCCTCAATTATCTGCTGAAATTGAGCGCCATATAACCGAATATGGTGTGACTGAGTTTGTTGTAGGCAGATATGGCGACTTTGATTCACTGGCTGCGAAGTGTGTCAAGGCAGCAAAGAAGCGCCACCCGGAGGTGACGCTTACTTTGCTGTTGCCCTATCATCCTTATGACCGTCCTACACCAACACCGCCCGGTTTCGATGGTACGTTCTACCCACCGGGGATGGAGACTGTGCCTAAGCGAGCCGCTATCATTCGGGCCAACCGATATATGGTGGAGCATAGCGAATATCTGATTGCTTATGTGTGGCACTCGGCCAGTAATGCAAGAGATTTGGTGGAGTATGCCCAAAAACGTGAAAAGCAAGGTAAAATTTCTATAACAATTCTACCGAGACAGCAATCAATGTATTGAGTTTATTGTTTCTTTGCCCACGCAATATCAAAGACTTTTTGAATTGTGCCCCAGTCCGACAATGTTCACGTATTCACCATTTCAAGATAGTTGTGGCAACATCGTCCCCCCAACTTCCTCTGGTACACTCATACAACTGAATTCCCGGATTGCTCCGAACCAGCCATTTCGTTGGATCAGCCTCAGAAAAGTCAAGCTGGCTCTGCTTTTTCTGGATTGCTTTGTATGCCGCTGTCCCTGGCGGAATCTGCATCATTGACATAATCCGCCCTCTGGCAGCGGATGACGCTCCTTTATTCGTTATCTCAAAGCCTCTTGTATGGATGATGATACACGCTTCTCTGGTAAATTCCAAAATACGGCTACCACAGGCGTGCTTGGACACAACAAAGTTCCTGGCGAGGGAATTGATTAAGGTATAGTCCAGCGGCGCACCACTCATCATTGGGCGGAACTGAGTGGCAGGCATCAGCAATTCCGTCGCAAAGCGATTTGCAGCAATTTCCTGTGGCCTATGGGTATCCTTCATATCTTTTGGGGAACAGCGAAATCCCATTTCACCGCTTTGTTGAAAATCGGGTTTGTGCTGCAAAAAGTAGTGGCCTAGCTCGTGAGCAAGGGTGAAATTCTGCCGCCCCGCATTGGCGATAGCCGTGTTCAGCAGGATTGCTCGCTTATCACCTCGGAACAGTAAAGCGCCACTGAAATTCAAGTCATTATTCAGCGAACGCCGCCCAACTTTAACCTTCTGCGATGCCGCTATTTCATCCAGATGAAGGGCAGGGGTATCAAGAATACCCATTGTTTCCAGCACCCAGTTAGCTTTGATTTCTGGCGCAGAATCATGGCTCATTCCTCGTCCTCCGCAAACAGATCATCAATGGCCTGCATTGCCTCATTGGAAAGCTGTCCCACATCGCCACGAGCTGCCAGTAAAGTTTCTTCTTCTTTTTTAGTAGAAGGGAATGGGATAATGTTATCAATTTTATCAAGTGGTATAGTGGCTGTGTAAGCGGCTTTCAGCTCATCACAAAGAGTCCTTAATTCGTCTACTTTAGACACAATGCGTAGTTGTTCAGCGAGAGGCGGAAGAGGAAGGATATGACTCATAATTGTCAGTGTTGCGAGTTCGGTTTGTTTTGTTGAACCAGTTGCTTTCTCATCTATTGTACCTTGAACCTCCGGTCCAGCGAACCAGTAGTACATATATTTGGGCAATATATGCATTGGCCGTAATATGGTGACATGTGAATCTGCCACAGCACATTGATAAGAATTAAGTTGCTTATCGTATATAGCTATGCGGCCTAAAGTCCCTTGACCCGTAGAGTTCCACAACAAATCGCCAGTTTGAAGCAGACGATTTTCTTCGTATTTTGACATTGTTTCAGGTGCAATAAATCGAGCTTTGCTCATATCTATCCCATCCCATTGTACGCATTTTTGTGAAACAACAGGGTACATTTTTGTGTCAGAATATGTTGGCGATTTGCCTCGCTGAATATAGGAGCAAATATCGGCGGTACGGCACCATACCCATCCTTCCGGCAAATCATAGGGGATCTCCTCTTCCGAGATAGGAGGCAACGGCTTCTCCTTCTTGATTTTGCCCTCTTTAGCAAGCTGAGCCTTTTCCTGCTGGATACGTTTCAACAATTCAGATGCAGGTTCATCGTGGGAATTTTGTGGCACTAACTTTCCTTGTACAGCCACTTGCAAAATTGCTTTAGGTAGATACTCAGTGAAATGTGCCTCTAATGCATCCAGTTTCTTTTCTTCGATTTCCAGTTCATCGCATAAAGCCAATAGTTCATCCAATTTAGAAATAATACGATTCTGCTCATGTAAAGGTGGGAGTGGTATCGCAACTTCTTTGAGTAAAAATATTTTCAATTCAGCAAAAGTAGTTCCGGATGCAATATTTTTGTAGTCACTAATTAGCCTTGCTTTTAGAGCTTGCTGGATATATCGATTATTAAGGTGATTTTCAACTAGGTGAATCCAAAGAACACGGCCATCTTTAAAATAAAATGGTTCATCGGTATCAACTAACCAGATTCGTCCATCAGGACAAATTGACGGCATAAGTAAGTCTCCAACGATTGGCTTACCAGTATGATTTATTAAATCATAATAATGTTCGTCAGTTATATGATATTTGGGAACTATTTTTTTCCCTGTAGAAAGAGCTCCGACTTCAGTACCACGATAAAAGGGAATGCCATCATCAACAAATTCTGAAACAAACACTCGCTTGCTGGATTGAACGTCACCTAAATTGCCAAGTCTACACCAGACCCATCCATCAGGTAAATCAAACGGAATTTCATCTTCAGTAATGGGCGGTAGTGAAGCCTCCTTTTTGAGCTTACCCTCCCTAATAAGTCGCGCTTTCTCTTTCTGAATGCGCTTTAATAATTCGGATGCCGGTTCGTCCTGTGGATTTTGTAGTATCAGTTTCCCCCGCATCGCTGCCTGAAGGATCGATTGACGAAGTTCTGCGGCTTTCATCCCATATCCTCCTGCTTCATGGCGTCTGCAATACGGCCCAAGATCGACTCAATGTGCGCGGATATAACCGCTTTCTCCTGCAAATAGTTGGCGATAAACTCGTCCGGTGGTAAAATCTCCTGTGTTTCATGGGGAAACCCGCAGAAATCCAAGTTGTAGTCGGCGGCTATAATATCTTCAATCGGAACGTACTGAGATACCGCGCTTTCAGTCCTGTTTGTCCACCATGCCTCTACAGGGGCGAAGTGATCGTCCAGCATGGGTCGCGTCTTAGAAAAATGTTTGTATCCCTCTGGCATTTCCAAACGGTAGAACCACACGCCTTTGGTTGGCGTTCCTTTCTTGAAAAACAGAAGATTGGTGTTGATGTTGGTGTATGGGGCAAATACGTCTTTAGGCAAACGGACTATGGTATGCAGATTGCAGTCCGCCAACAGTTTCTGCTTGATAGCGGATTTGACACCTCCACCAAACAGGAAACCGTCCGGGAGAACCATGCCGCAGCGTCCACCATCATTTAGAAGAGCCATAATATGGACAAGAAACAAATCAGCAGTCTCTGTGTTACGTAAGTCTGCCGGAACGGACTGGGAAATGGCTTTTTCCTCCGCTCCACCGAAAGGGGGATTGGTGACGATGACTTCGACCTTGTCTTTGAGCGTATATTCCGCAGTAGGTTTTCGCAACGTGTTATCGTGCCGGATGTCGGGTACGTCAATACCGTGGGCAATCAGATTGGTGACGCAGAGAAGATAGGGAAACGGCTTTTTCTCAATGCCCCGGATGGATTGCTGAAGTTTACGGTAATCCTTCGCAGACTGGATGCTGCCTTTGTAACTGTCAATAACACTGGTAAGAAATCCGCCAGTCCCACAGGCCGGGTCCAATATGGACTCCCCCAGTTTTGGCGCGACCATTTTGACAATGAACCGTGTCACAGGGCGCGGAGTATAAAATTCGCCAGCCTTTCCTGCGCTCTGCAAATCCTTGAGCATATTTTCGTAGATGCCATTGAACAGGTGCCCGGAGGGCATAGAAAAAAAGTCAATATCATCATTGATCTTGTTGATGACCTGACGGAGCAGAGTGCCAGACTTCATGAAGTTGTTGACACCTTCCATGATGCTCCGAATTAACCACTTACGCTTTTTAGGGTCATCAGAAGTATCCAGATTGCGTAGCCCCTTGAACATAGCGTCTATATGGGCTAACAATGCATCGCCAGTAATACCCTCTGCATCGTCTGCCCAATCTCGCCATCTGTACGGTTCGGGAACAACAGTGTAGTAGTCATTCTCTGTACTTTCCCACTCTTGTTCCTTGAAATCAAAAGCTTTAAGAAACAGCATCCATGTAATCTGCTCAATATACTGTGCATCGCCGTTGATTCCGGCATCAATCCGCATAATATCTTTTAGTGCTTTTGTTGTTCCCGATACTGCCATAGTGAGGTCCTCCTATTATTTATGCAGCGTAAAGAGCGGCCTCAAGTTCCCGCACCGCTTGTTCAAAGTCCTTTTTACCCTTAAAAATACGGTTAACAATGTACACAGGGTTGCCAAAGCTGGAAATTGGCTCAACCTTTAATACGTCCATGTTCTCCAAATCGGACACACCAGCATCAGCGTATTTATCCAAAAGGGCGTTCAGAACCGCTTGGGCCTGTTCTCCATATTTGGCAAAGTAATTACGCTTCCTGACGTTATTTGCCCGTTCCCGCCTTGTCAGCGGAGGCATATCAAAAGCAACATGACACAAGAGGTCAAAGGGATCAAATTCTTGACCGATCTGCTCTTGCAATTCCTCAATCAAAACACCTTGTTTTTCCAGTTCATCCAAGATAGCCTGTTTGCGGTCAGCCGCAGACCATGCGCTCAAAAAATCATCCAGTGTTGCATACTGATCTCGAACATTGCGGCGTGTATAGTCGGTCAGAGATTCTGTGATGAGTTTTCCGTTCTTGCCAATATATTGTACCCGTTGCTTTAGAACTGTGACCTCCACATTCTGGACATAATACTTTACCCTCCTGCCAGGCAGTGTCTCATCCCATGGTCCCTTTGAATCCACGCCTTTTTGTTCATCCAAGTCATCTTCCGAATTATCTACGGGATCATCCGGGGCATCTGGAATATCGCCGTTTTCATCCGGGGTAAACGCATCGTCCTGTTCGCAGGGACCATCAAAGTCTGGATCGGCAAAGTGCCGTGTGTCATTACGAAAATCAAAGATAGTAAAGAACATTTTACCCAGGTCTTCCATAACCCGTGTTCCGCGTCCAATAATCTGTTTGAACTCTGTCATGCTGTTGATATTGGAGTCCAACACAATGAACTTGACCATCTTTGTATCCACTCCGGTGGTAAGCAACTTGGAGGTGGTTACAAGAACCGGGTACTTACTTCCAACATCTCGGAACCCATCAAGGTGTTTTTTTCCGATTTCATCATCGCCGGTAATGCGCATAACGTAACGTTCATCTTGGTTGACCATATCCTGGTTCTCATTTACCAAAGCCTGACGCATCCGATCTGCGTGTTCTCTGTCCACGCAGAAGAATATGGTCTTATCAAATCGTAGATTATGTTTTTTTAGGTAGTTGGAAACGACTCTTGCAACAACTTTGGTTCGTTGCTCCAGTACAAGCTCACGGTCAAAGTCGGTTTGTCCGTACTCTCGATCTTCTATGACATTGCCATAGCGATCCTTTTGGCCTTCGTAGGGCCGCCATCCCTCAGCGTCCTTGTCCAGCACTACTCGAATCACACGATAGGGAGCTAAGAAGCCATCTTCAATTCCCTGCCGGAGCGTATAGGTATAGATCGGATTGCCAAAGTAATCTATATTTGAAATATCCTTAGTTTCCTTGGGTGTAGCCGTCATACCAATTTGTGTTGCATTGGAGAAGTATTCTAAAACCTCCCTCCATGCACTGTCAGCCTTTGCACTGCCACGATGGCATTCGTCAACAATAACAAGGTCGAAGAAGGATGGACTGAATTGCTTAAATATCTCTTTGTCGCCTTCCCCAGTCAATCCTTGATATAGTGCAAGGAAAATTTCATATGATTTATCAACCTTCCGATTGCGAATGATAGTCATTTTATCTTTGAAGGGAGAAAAATCATTGCTGTAGGTCTGGTCAATGAGAGCGTTCCTGTCAGCGAGGAACAGGATACGCTTCTTGACACCGGCTTTCCACAACCGCCAGATGATTTGAAATGCCGTAAAAGTTTTCCCAGTACCGGTTGCCATAACCAGAAGGATGCGATTTTGACCACGCATCACTGCTTCAACAGTGAGGTTGATTGCATTACGCTGGTAATAATAAGGGGTTCGATCCTCACGGTCTGCATAGTAGGGTTCTTTGATAATAGTTTCCTGCTCGGTAGTCAGGCCAGTTCCATTTTTGTACATTTCCCAAAGGACTTCGGGAGAAGGAAATTCATCCAAAGCTATCGTTTGCTCTTTTTCGCTGTCTATTATCATACGGTTATGGAATGAAAAAGCATCTCCATTAGATGAAAAAACAAAGGGGATCATCAGGAGTCCAGCATACTCCATAGCTTGTTGCATTCCCTCAGATACACTATGGTTATTGTCCTTCGCCTCAATAATTGCCAGCGGAATGTGGGGCTTAAAAAACAGGACATAATCAGCCCTTTTACCCTCATCGCGCTTGGATGTGCCGCCTCTGGCAACAATGCGCCCCTTTGTGATGACATATTCTTCACGGATTTGAGAAGCAGTCCATCCTGCATTTTGGATAGCGGGGCGAATGAATATTGACCGGATTTCTTGCTCATTAAGGCTTTTCTTATCCATGCTACGCCCCCATTCACGATATATAGCAAATTATAACACGCCTCATTCCTGTGTTCAATAGGGCTTTTGTCGAAAACCTCAGAATTTTAGGATTTCATATACAGCTACTTAAGCAAAAAGCGCCATTGAAAGCGAGAATATCGCTATCAATGGTGAATTTATCCTTGACAAATCGCTTCTCAGAAGCGGATTTTGGAGGACTACGCAAGGAAAAACGGCTTTTCCAATATCCGGCACTTTACCGATGACGGAATCCGTGGAACTACGTTCAGGCGTCCGGGGCTGGACGCTATGTTAGACGAAATCCGGGCGGGGAACGTGGCAACGGTTATCATCAAAGACCAGAGCCGAATCGGGCGTGACGTGGTTGAAGTGGGGCTATTAAAGCGCACCTTTGACGAGTACCATGTGCGTTTTATCGCCGCAAATGACAACCTTGACACCGCCAACGGCTTTGATATTATGTCTATCTTCCGTGACGTGATAAACGAGTGGTACGTTGCCGACACCAGCCGCAAAATCAAAGCTGTTTTCAAATCCAGAATGGAAAAGGGCTTGCGCTGCTCTGGTAGTGTCTGCTATGGCTACCGCGCTTCCAAAGAAGAAAAAGGCGAATGGGTGATTGATGAAGAAGCCGCCGCCGTTGTGCGCCGTATCTTCCAGAGCGTCCTTGCCGGGGAAACCATTGTTTGTAATGAATGTAGAATACAAGGAATTTCAGATAATGAAATGAATTGGAGTGAATAAAACAGTTTAATATGAGGGAAAAAATATGTCACGCTATTATGGAGAAGTAATCAATCTAAGCCTTAGAGATATTTCTATGCTCAAAAAGTTTAAAATAGTTGATATAAAAAAGCGTTTCTTAGGGTTAGTTAAAATTTATACTGTAGAACTTCCAAGTAAAAAAATTGAGGAAATAGCAAAGGATTTTCAATCTAATATGAGTACAAGTCTAAAAAAAGAATGGTATATTACCTTTCACAATAGGGAAAGGGTTATTGTCATTTTCCGTACAAGAATATTTGACTTATCTGGAAAAGGTATTACACCTATTCATGGAAAAATGCTTGATATATCCCATGCAGAAGATAAAGAAAATTGGAATGAACTGATTAGCTATGCAAAAAAATTAGGTGTTCCCAATAGTCAATGCGATTTTTTACCAGAAGATTTTTCCAAGAGAACATATTAGGTATTGCAAGCAATGCGTTTGATATATTCAAAAGTAATCCTAAGACCATAAATTTGTGAGATTTTACAAATAAGCGTAGAGGGAGGTAATAGTTCAATGAGAGTTTTACAGTGGATATGTTGTCCTGTTTGTGGAAATAAAACACGATTGCAGATACAAGCAGATACAGAATTAAAAAATTTTCCTCTTTATTGCCCTAAGTGCAAGCAAGAAAGTTTAATTGACGCAAAGAACTTTCAGATAACAGTTATTAGAGGGTTAAATGTTAAGGGGAAGAATTTATTAACAGAGTACCCTGTTTGAATTATTCAATCAAGACAGTATATCATTAAAGAGCCAGATGCACAGACGCAGAGCCGACAGGCTTGTGAGAAATCACAGCTTGTCGGCTATTTTCTTGAAAATAAAATGCTATAAGTATGCCGGAAGATAATCATGGGGAAGCAGCCTAAAACGCCACCCCTTGAATTATAAAATGTAACTGTAAACCAAGCACCGCCCCATGTGGGAGAAAGGAGGATTTTTTTATGGCTTGCACACAAGCATACAGGGAACACATCATGTATTCTTTCAACGCCTTTTGCAAAGTTGTCATACGCTATGCCGCTATCAACGCATGGCGCGACAGGAACAGGCGGCGGCAAAAAGAAATATCCTTTGAATACCTCACAGAAGAAAAGTTCTACCCTCTAAGCACATCAGACGAATTTCTCAAATCACCCTACGAACAATACCCCGTTACAATCTGCGGTCAGACAATCATACTCACCAATGGGGAGCTTGCTGCCGCCCTGTTATCCCTGCCAGAGAAAAAGAGGGAAATCATTTACCTTTACTTTTTCGGGAATTACACACAGCAGGAAATCGCGGATTTATACGGGCAATGCAAGAGTACGGCATGGCATTATATCCACAGTGCCTTGCAGTTGTTGCAGGAGGAAATGGAGGTGCTTTTACATGGGGAATCCTAACCTTATACCGTATGAAACCATTGTCCGGGCGACCAGCGGAGAGCCGGAAGCCGTGGACGAGGTTTTACGGCATTACAGCAAACGAATCCGCTTTGCCGCCCTTGAAAACGGGCACGTCAACACAGACACCGAGGACAGCATAAGACAGCGGCTTATCACTGCCCTGTTCCAGTTCCGCTTTGACTGAAAAGGCGGCATGACAGGAGGTGAGGTTTGTCGGGAAAATAGCCATGCTGATATTCAATGATACCGAAGAAAAAGCGGTTGAGAAAGCCATAGCCGCCCTTGCCGATATGATACCGCTGGAAGCCATACAGCCGCCCCACTCCCCGGCACTTATTTTTCCGGGATTGGAAATAAGGCTGCACCAACGTCGGGTACTGAAAGACGGGATTGACGTTTCCCTCACCCGTCTGGAATACGGCGCACTCTGCTACCTTGCCGCCAGTCCGGGGAGGGTATTCACAAAGGCGCAAATCTTTGAAGCCGTGTGGAGCATGGAGAGTGAAAGCTGCCAGTCAAACGTGGCAAATGTGATATGCAATCTACGGAAAAAGATAGAGCCGGACAGCCGCCGCCCCACCTACATAAAGACAGTTTTAGGCATAGGCTACAAGTTTACTTCCGGGGAATAACAACAGGATAACCGCCGCTATTGGCGAAGATACGAAACAGGAAATCAAGGAAAAAGGTTTCCTGTTTTTTTACGCCCATTTTGTCTGTTTCCGGCTTTTCTGCATGGGAAAATACCGCCGCAAAATTGGCAGAATCCACCCCGCGCAAGCCGGGGGAAATCGGAAAAAGCCAGCACAGCGGAATCCGTCAGTTACTAAGAGCAAGATTCTACCACAGTACCAAATTTCGCCTACCGGCTCATTTTGTCCTGCGGGAATCTTGTTGGGGTTGCCACCCCAAGCCCACCTTTTTGCGGCTTGCGCCGCTTGAAAAAATCCACCCACGAAAGGAGTTGAAGCCCATGAGAAAATACAACACGCCCCACCGCCGCCGGGTAATCAAGACCCGCTTGACCGAGGAAGAATACGCCGAGTTTTCCGAGCGTGTTTCTCTCTGCAAAATGAGCCAATCTGAATATATCCGGCAAGCCCTTATTAAGTCAAGCATATGAAGTGCGCCCTATCTTTCGCCGCCTTGCTGATGTTGCAGAGCGTACAGGCTGCGCCGTTATCCTTATCGGGCACTTAAACAAAGCCGCCGGAGGACAGAGCGCATACCGGGGCTTAGGCTCTATCGACTTCCGGGCGGCGGCGCGGAGCGTCCTGCTTATTGGGCGCGTGAAGCGTGAGCCGAATATGCGCGTGATTATCCATGACAAATCTTCCCTTGCGCCGGAGGGGAAGCCCATAGCCTTTTGCCTTGACCCCGACACAGGCTTTGAGTGGGTAGGCGAATATGATATAACCGCTGATGAACTGCTATCCGGCGCGGGCGGCAACACCGCCACAAAGACCGAGCAAGCGGAAAAACTGATTTTAGACTTACTGGCAGACGGGAAAGAGCTTGCCAGCGAGGATATAGAGAAAGCCGCCGCAGAAGCCGGGATTTCTGCCCGTACCGTCCGGGCGGCAAAGAAAAACCTTGACGGGCGCATTACCTCAAAGCGTATCGGCGCGGCATGGTATCACGCCCTTAAAAAGTGAAATGGCAAGATCCAAGTGGCAAAACCCAGATACCTTGCCACTTTGCCACTTCGCCACTTCAACCAAAAAACAGCCGCCCCATGTTACGCATTAGACGCTCTGGAAGCCCCATTTTATAGGGCTTCCAGAGGGAGAAAACCGCCTATGCGGTACTTTATACCTTTACCCCCGAAAACAGCGTCCTATTGCGTAACAGGGGCATTTGCCATGAGCAGAAAGGAGAGCCTATGAACAATGAAACCCGCAAGACCAGCACCACCGCAGCCGCTTCCCCTCTGACCGTAAAGGAAGCCCCGCAACCTGTTATGATAAAGAAAATAGGGAAAACCACCTACCGCGTCAAAATCCATTTCAGCGAAACGAGCAAAGAAACCATGAGCGACAAAATCAAGCGGCTTATTTTGAATGACTGCGAGAAAATTTCTTAAACACCCTTGACAAAGCGTACCAGAAGATACTCTGCTGTCGGCTATGGAGAACGCCGGTAAAGAAGATATGCCGGATACTGCCGAGCGCAAGGGATTGGGTACGCCTGCCACCCGCGCCGGGATTCTGGAAAAGCT